CTGATACTAATGTGACATAAAATTCACAAAATTTCGCAAATCTTGCGCCAGTGTCATAAAATATGACAGAGGCGGGAAATTTTAGCAGGCGCTAGTAAATTTATGTCGCACTATTATCAGAACTTTTTATAGGTCATTCTGACTATAGTTCTCCGCTTATAAATTTATTTCTGACCAAATTCAGTAGAAATCACATTGGATATAAATATCCAATATTGAAAACGTAGTTTCAATGTGATTTCTTTCATTGTCTAAGCAAAGCGTTTAACCACCAAAACGCTATTATCATACTCGTTTATCTTACACGGAATTGTAATGAGCTCAAAATGCATGTTCGGGCAGCGCTCTCTCCAGATATTAATTGTGTTCATGAATTTCGGTATGTCATCTCGGATAATATCCTCGATAATATAATATCCGTTGAGCGCCAATTTGTGTATGCTGTTTTCAAAGAAGCACACGTTCGCTCTAAATTCATGTAGACCGTCCTCTATGATGATATCAAATTCACCCTGTAATTCAGCCTCTTTCCACATGTACTGAATTATGTGGATATTCGTCTGGTCACAAAAAAAGGTCTTGATACGGTCCGTATTGAATAAGATGGCCGTATCAATATCTGCGCCGTAAACCTTCGCCTGCGGGAAATACTCTGCCCAGCCATACAACGATGCTCCGGGGCGACCATCTGCGCCCATACTTGACGGCATATGTACATTATTCGTGCCCAGCCCCAATTCAAAGATGCGTATAGGTTTCACCCGAAGGTCCTTGAAAAGGCTGTGGTAAAGCGTTGTATAATTGTGTTTGACATCCTGGATATTGATGTGCCCCTTGTCACTCTTGTTCCGTCCCATAATTTCACAGAGAGGCGTCGCGACCTTCTCGTTGAATTCGTATGGCATACTTGGGCCTGGTGTTTTTTTGGGGAGGGTTTTTACGAGATAGAGCATATGTATTTATTATATTTTTATCCATTGTGCGCCTCAACACCGATTTTCATGAGCTATATTTTTCTCTGAAATGTTCAACTTTGAAGAATACGTACTATTTTTCTTAATGTATGCAGTGGGTGAATAGATTTTTGTATCAATAAATATGTATTCACCCTTAATCTCTTTCAAAAATTTATCTACACCATCACTCTCATCCCATTTATGATAGCCATATTCATCAAATACAATAATACCACCTTCAACAACACGATTCCATAATGACTTTAATATATTATATGTGGGCTCACCTATATCGATATCCATATATAATACCTTTATTCTTGCGCCTGGATTGCTTCTATAAAACTGCTCACAGTTTACTACTGCATCCCCTTTAACTAAGATATAGTCATCTGGATTAAATTTAGATAAGTTGTCCTTAATGGCTTCTAATGATATCTCATCATCGCCCCCCCTGTTTAATACATGTGTCATCATTTCCTTATTCATACCATCTAGAGTTCCTAACACTTCATTTCTATTAAAGTAATCAAATCCAATCACTTTTGTCAAACTATGTGGTTCATACATTCTTTTTAGATTCAAAAATAGTCCTAAACCAGCGCCTTTAAATACACCCATCTCTACAATATCTCCTGGTAGTTCTTTTATCTGTTGATACAACTCAATCCTTTTTACCATCTTATTTATTACACGGGTGTCAGCAGAGAAAATAAGCTTATTATAACTATCGTAGATACTTTGTTCTGTTTTCGGTGCCCTATTATAAAATTCATACGAGTTTATCATGATATATATGGTTCTACTTGTATATTAGATTTTTGTACGTAATTGTCATAAATATCTTTATGCGTTTGAATAATGAATGGATCCGCTTTACCAATATCTTTATCAGACGCTCTTCTAATAAACTTCCCTGCCTTTGTTAAGTGTATAAATGTATACATCGGAGAAACATCAATATATGAGTGAATATTATATGTATGTATACCATAACCCTTTATGGGCTCGCTTAAACATAATCCGTATGTATTGTGATTATTCTTAATATAGCGTTGAACTTCATCGTCCTCAGCTTGCTTGTATGTCTTTTCTGTAGGTGTCCCGTACAGGTCTTTAGCGCTAGATGTTTTCCATATCCGAGGTTGAACGTTGAATGTATATTCGTATAATTTAATATTAACCATGTATACTGTAGGTGATATTTCCACTTTATTTGTGTCACCACAGTTGCCTCTATTTGCAGTTAATTCCACTGAATCAATATTATTTGAGCTCATTATATTTGTTATAGTTGATATAGCACTCATATCGTATTTTAACAAAATATCCGATTCTTGCGATAAAATCATATAGGGTTGTGTAACCTGGCTAATACAATGTACTAGTCGCCTATTATAGGGAATATCGTCGTTGTATATTACTGTAGTTACTGGTAGATTAATTTCTTTATTATAGGGCTTATCTATAAATAGGTATATTGGTTGAGATGTATCTTTAAACAATTTTTCCAAATAGGCGATATTAATCTCTAAGACATCAAACACGGAACTATGTGAGTATACACATATTGGAACCAAACTATCCTGCTGAAAACATTCGTTCGTATAATACGAAGTGGCGTATACCTTATGTAAAAGCAAAAATAATAATAGTATAAACATAAATAAAAGAGTATACAATACTATTTTATTAGTTTTTCTCATACTATTTAGAATAGAGATTATTTACCTATAGTTTGTAAATATTGATACGGGAAGCGTATTCATGATACGTTCTTTATATTTGTATATGACTTTGTGAAAAATTCTTCCTAGCATTTCATTCCACTCTATGGGGTAGCCCGTAGCATCTTCTGCTTTTTCTTGTGGAAATGATGCGGGATGTATTTTTAGTTGCTCCAACTTCGTATCAAGCAGGCTTATCATGCTATTATACCATTCATTCGTTAGAGGCGTATTTGGTTTACATATATATGCGCAATTTCCAATTAACTCCCTCCAATGATCATTCAGTGGTTCGTATCCAACGCCACCCTCAATTTCTGGATAGCCACATATCCATTTGTCACTATTTGCCAATTCATTAAAGGATGATTTCCATGAACCGGTTGTTTTCTTGATATCGCTGTAGCCGCCGCCGTAGAAATTCATCAAATACGTTCTTAAATAATCTGCTTTATGTGTTTCTGAAAGGTATTGATAGGCTTCGTGTAAAGGGTATTCTGGTTTTATATAGTTTGACAGATTACTAGAATTTATCAATATGATATTACATTCTGATACCTCTCTCAAGTTTTCAAGGCTGTTTTTACGAGCTTGGCTCATCTCATTTGTTCCAGTCCATAAGACATATATTGAATACATAGGAGGTTCCTGTTCAAAATTCTCATATCTATAGTACGAACTCCTGTATACCGTATACGAAAACAAAATTATCAATACTATAAACGCGAGTAAAAGAGTATAGAATACTCTTTTATTCTGTTTCCTCATCCTATTTATAACAGGCTATTTTACTTAACGATAACGCTTACCCATACAAATAATTATCCCTATTATTACTGCGACAACAATAGCAAAATTTAGCGCAAGCACATGATCATTGAATATAGTGATACCACCATGTTTAAATCCCTCTTCCACTCGGTGCGCGCTCAAATTTTCCATTAACTTCTGCTCGGAATGTGCGAATTGTTCGGAGTAACTTACATTCTTATTCTCTATGTCACTTTTACCCGGTCGTTGGACTGCTATAAAAGGGGCTGTACACCATAGGCGTATTGATTCCTCGTAAAAGACATCAATTTCCTTTATTAAGTCATAACCCTTTAATACTTTATCATAGGCTTCCATATTGATTAGACAGAAGTGCGTAGTGGGTCCTGATATACTAAATAATGGAGGTTTTGTTTCCATAAGTTTTATATTTTTCACCGAAGTAGAGCCCCCTAAAAAGATATCCCATTCGGAACGTCGTTCCCATAATACCGGTAGAATCTCTCTGAATCTATCTAGTGAGTCTGGCTTTACAAGACAATCGTCTTCTAAAATGAGAACCCATGGATAGCCTCTTTCTTTTGAAAGACGAATACACTTCAGATGGGATTTAGCACATCCTTTCCACCCCGGAGAGTCTTTCACAGCAGAAACACGCTCTAATGGTGGCCAATCGGCGAACGATTGTTGAATTTCTTCCCAACGTTCCTTTCTATCATCTAAATTTATTACAAAAATATTTGGAAAGTCCATACTATAATATTGGAATATTATAGTATGAAACTACGTAGCAAAAGAGTAGAATGGGTTTATCTATTATACTTTATACTGATTGTGCTAATTTCATCTTATGTCTACACATTGTACGTAAATAGATTCACAAGACATATTGAAAGATTTACAGATCGTCGTCCACTTGTGATTGGGTTTGATGAAACTTGGGATTTATTTAATAAGGAGCTAAACTTGTTTACTCTTGTATGCGAACATACTGGAAAGTATCTCAGCGGAGGTGAACGGAAAGTAATAGGTGTTGATGTGAAAAAGTTTAGTCCTGGCGAAGAGGCAATCGATATTTTTATGTTTTTTGAAAATGGAGGAGACCGATTCAAACAGTTGAAGCCTGGAATACCAAAAGTTCATTTTACGGGTGAACCGCAGGAAAAGAGAGTAGAGGGTACTACTCTATCACTCGGGTTTAACTATGATACCAACCACTATTTTCGTTTCCCGTTATGGCTTTTTTATATAAACTGGTTTCATCAAGATATTCAGAAACTTAAGGATATTGGCCCGATTGCAATTGACCGATGTTCCAAAGTATTTCCGGAAGAAATACCCGCAAAAAATAAATTCTGTTCATTCATCGTAACAAACGGTAAACAGCCAGTGCGCAATAGGGCATTCGATGTCCTATCTAACTATAAACACGTAGAGTCTGCTGGTAGGTATAAAAATAATGTAGGTGATGTATTGCCTCCTAGAGGTGCCAGCATGGAAATTCCCAAAGTAGAATACTTAAAGCAATTTAAGTTTTGTATGGCCTATGAAAACATGATACAAGAGGGTTACACAACAGAAAAGTTGTTACATGCCAAAGCAGCAGGGTGTATTCCCATATATTGGGGTGATCCAAAAGTGGAGAACGATTTTGATATCAATGGTTGTATAGATGCTAGAAATTTTACAACCGATGAAGAACTTGTAGATGCTGTCAGAGAGATTGACACTAACGATGAGTTATATCGTCAAAAATTCATGGTTCCTCTTTTAGATGAAACACGTCTTGGAAGGGCACGTGCCACTTTAGCGGAATGTGGAAAGCGACTCTGGTCGCTTGTACTCAGTGAAGAGGAGGTCTCTACGATTCCTCAGCAGATTGGAGAAACCTCTGGTTCATAGTACTAGACGTTATGTTTCCTCTTCATCTTTTAAACACAGTGTAAATGATAGTATCTAAGAAAATGACTTCTTTGACTTTTGTCTGGAGAGCATTATAGTAGTCAAAATCACCTCCGTAACGCATACCCCACTGAGCCTTCGCTGCGGAATGAAATGGAATTATCCCGTTCGGAGTTCCTATATCTGCATGTACAATGTCCTTATTCTGTCTTGGTATAACCAGACCAGGTTTATCCGAATAATTCATTTTAGCTATATACAAAACTTCGGGATCAGTACATATGCGCCTCAGCTTTTCAAATGAGCCTTTAATATATTCATCATCGTCGTCGGCGTGCATAATATACGTTGTTTCAGGTGCCAGTGAAGTTTGATATTTTGTCCGAATTGGTTCTCCTCCAATACCCGCACCCAAATTTGGGTCTTGAACGATAACGGTATGCTGCGACATATGGCCAGAAAACCACGACTCATCGTATCCTGCTTTTTCTTTTGCGCCTGTTCCATCAAATACAATGGTTATCGCATCACTCTCGGTCAATTCATCCTTTAAGCTGCCTAGAAGGTTTTTTAATGTAGGCCTTCCTGCAGTTGCTATGAGAATATGAAACGTAGGTGTAGTATTATCTTCGAATCCCTCTGTAGGCCGTTGATATACCAAATACAGGAATAAGATAACTCCTATAATTGCCATAAATATACCGTATTTTTTTATGGTTGCTCCCTTCATTCCCTGTTATGGGCTCCTATTTAATTCCACGAGCGTCTTATACCCTTTGCACTGCGCCTCTATTTCCTCCGTCCGTCCTTCGCCAAGATTATCCTTATTCCATGCCCGGTGAATACCCCAGCTTTTAGGACTATACAACATCTCCAGAGAAAACTCTTTGGCTCTACTGACAGACGGTTTATATATACGGACTGCGGGACAAGAAAGCGCGAAAAACACGTCCTCTGGAACATTTGACGGGCTCACAGGACACTTTTCCAGAATCTCCAACATCTTCTTCTTGCGCCTAAGCGACAAGCCACCATTCCCGACGAGTGTCCCCTTTCGTTCATACTCTTTCGGAATCTCCTTCCAAGGCGCCCCAACGTAATCGTATTTCAAGAACTGCTCTATTGTATTCTTGAACTCGGCGCATATCATAGAATCGGTCTGGAAGATTAAAAAGGTGTCTGTGGGCACTCTATACAGAAATTCCGTACTCATCATGTAGGTGCTATATTCTTCCTTCGTGAGATTGCTTCGTCCTATATTGGCTGTTGTAATCCTATCGGTGCGCTTCGCAGCAATAATATCTTTCACAAAGGTCTCATTCTCCGTACCGTGAAACACCATAATTCTCCATCGCTCATCCAAATTCTCCAGGAAATTCCCAAGAACGAAATCCAGAGCCTTATGCTTTCGGGGTTCCACAATAATCGCCGTGAATTTATCTGTGCTGTAGTCTGGCTCGTTGAACCACAGGGCATATACGAGAGCCATACTTAGTAAAATTCTTATAGTGTACGCCAAATATCTTGTCGTCTTTTTTGACAATTTCAACATCCCCCCTATTAATTGCACAAAAATAATATGTGGCCTCTATAGTATGCGCCTTTTCAAGGGGTACGACATTTTCATATTACTCGTAGGTATTCTATGTATTGTCGGATACCTCTACATGACATGGATTCCAGTTTATGAATACTTCCAGGGCGCAGAGGCCGGTAGTAAACATATCTTCTACCATATTTACTGCAATCCCACAACATTGGCCATTGTCCGAGACCAGACTATGAAAATTCTGTTCAGTGGAACCTATGACCGTGTCAGTTCCATCCAGTGTTTCCTGACAGGTATTCCCGAGCACATTGCGACGGTGCGTGACTACCTGTCACATCTGGGTTCAAAATATACCATTATCGCAGAAGGCCCGAATGATACCACATACGAGCGTTTTACGTTGGAGCGAATGCACGGAATCGTGAAACCGGATGACAAGATTCTCTATATGCATTCTAAAGGAACATCACATCCATCAGAAGAATATCGCGACAAGATTTTCTGGTGGAGAACATGGATGGAATACAACCTCCTTTTCAAATCCAGAGAATGTATATCGGCCCTTGATACATACGACATTGTTGGAGCAGGAACACCGAATGGAGGAGATGCTCTAGTCTGTCCAAGAGATAAGGACCTCAAACCACTCCCCATACATTTTCCAGGAAATTTCTGGTGGTCTACTGGAAAATACTTCCTTTCACTTCCTAAAAAAATAGACTCTGGCTATTGCGACCCCGAGTCCTATATTTTTTTGAATAATCCGAAATATTTGGCGTTAGATGCTGAGAAAATACCAAAGGGTGTTGATTACACTAGTATATACCCTATAGTTCTACTCGGTGACCGGCTCGCATGATTGTAGGCTCATAAGCATCTCCAAGCCCGGACAGTCCTTACACATCTGCTCGACATGGTCAGGCAAGTACTTCCACGCATTATGAATTGCAAATGACTTCGGCGAATACACTTGTTCTATAGAGAATTCCATGGCCTCCGTGTGCGTAGGCTTATAGGGTCTCGCGAGCTTGGAACCCACGGAAAAATACTGGTCCTCGTAGGCACCCCTGTAGCGCTCGGTCGTATTGATAATATGGAGCATCTTGGATCGTTTTCTTAGAGAGAAACCCCCGTTTCCGACCTTCAAGTGATCCCACGGCCAAGGCGCACCCACGTAATCGTATTGTAAGAACTTTTCCAGAAGGTCCTTATGATTCGGATTAATCATGGAGTCCGTTTGGAAGATTATGAACATCTCCGTCGGAATTTTCTCCGTGAATTCACGGCTAGATAAAATTCCGGAGTAGGCTACCTGCGTCTCCAAATTTTCTACACCCAAGTCTTGGAGAGTAATTCGGCTGGCGTCGTGGCGTAATTCCGTTTCCAGAAGTTTCTCCACGAATTCACGGTTCTTCGTTCCGTGATAAATTCGCACGTTCCAATTCGCCGGCAAATTCTCCAGAACGTTTTGGACAACGAAGGCCAGAGCCCGATGCTTCCTCGGCTCTACAATAATGGCTGTACACGTGTCCCCGTCATCTACCACATCCTGTAGAGAAATGAGGTCATTTAAACCTGGACAACGCATACACAGATCCACCAGAAATTCCGAATTATACCCCCAAACTCGGTGAACTCCGAAAAAAATAGGGGACGGGACTGTTTCAATAGAAAACTGCGTTGCTTTTACAAAATCTGGTTTATGAAGGCGTACTTTTGGACTCATAGATAGAAAGACGTCTTCATGACCTGTTTCTAGAGGCGGCGACGCCGTTATGACCTCGAGCATTTTGGAACGCTTTCTGAGTGAGAATCCACCATTTCCTACTTGGCCATTCATCCACGGTGCGCCAACATAGTCATATTCCAAGAATTGTCCAAGTAAATTTCGTTGCAGTGGATTAATCATGGAGTCTGTTTGAAAGACTATGAACGTCTCCGTCGGAATTTCTTCTGTGAATTTACGATTTGTCAGTAATTTCTGGTACGCGGCGGAATTCAAATTATCCACCCCCAAATCTTGGAGGGTAATTCGGCTGTCAGAGCTGCAGAGTTCCGTTTCCAGAAGTTTCTCCACAAAATCCCGGTTCTTTGTTCCGTGGTAAATTCGGATGTTCCAATTCGCCGGCAAATTCTCCAGAGCATTTTTCACAACAAAACCTAGAGCCCGATGCTTCCTTGGTTCTACAATGATAGCGGTAGAGGGCTCCGTAGAAGCGGAGCAAATTTCGCTGTTTCGCCGTAATTCATCCATTTTTGCTTTCAAGACCCGAAGTCTATCCAATTGCTCAAATAATCTACACATATTTGGATTAGTCATCTCTATAATCTTTGTACAACCTATTTTAGACCTACCAGTATCTAGGCTACCGTGATGTGCTGAAGTTAAGTAACCTTTTAGGGGTATCACCAAGTACTTAAATTAAGTACTTGGTGATAAATAATATCTAACAAACCTGTAAGATGGATGGAGGTAAACCTGAATTTTCCTGTGACATGGTTATAGCCATGTATAAGGAACCCTTGACATGGCTCAAGAATTACGAGAAAAAGGAGTATAATTTTCGGAATATTTTCCTATACAATAAAAATCACGAAGCGAATAATAAAACTAGTCAAGAACTACATTGCTCCATGAAAGGTAAAGAATGTGTAAAGATTAACCTTTTAAATGAAGGGCGCTGCGACCACACATATCTCTATCATATTATTCACCATTATGACACTCTTGCTGATGTGACTATATTTACAAAAGGTTCTTCAGACCTTCAGAGAGAGCGTGCGAAATTAAATTTCATTACCAAAAAAGTTTTTGAAACAAAACGTTCTGTTTTCAGTGTTGATAGATTACCAACATACGTAAATATTGCTTTAAAAGACTTTAAAATGAATTCATATACAGCATCTCATCCTAAAAATCGGAAAGAGGGTATTATTAATATATTTGATAATATGTTGAAGCCCGCTGAACCTCGCACCTTTGGAGAATGGTATGATAAAAATTTCCCAAACGTAAAAATATTAGATGTTTCTTATGCAGCTGTTATGGCTATTTCGCGAAAAGATATACATAAATACAATAAATCGCATTATACAAATTTAATAAAACAGCTCGAAGGGCATCCAAATCCGGAAGTGGGGCACTATTTTGAAAGGGCATGGCTCGCCGTGTTTTTTCCAATCCCTGAGAATTGCATTTATGTCGGTGGAGGTTTTACTTTACATGGAGGTCGCCGGCGACGTAAGTCTCGGGAAATACAGCACCCGCGGCGAAAAACTAAAAAAACGCGCAGGGATTTAAAGAATTTTTGATATTTTCTAATAAAGAACATGCGATACTTTTCGCAGAGCAGTATCACACGTTCTGCTTTCACTTTAATACAAGATAGTATTCGTTCTAAAAAATCGGATATAACACTATACTATCCAAATAATATGCAATACACTATCGTTCCGGTACTTGTTTTATCTGTAAAAAAAAATGTGTTTCAGTGCCATTTCATGTCTAATCCATACTATACATTCGACTTAGATACACTAGACGGCTCCCTATTTACGTATGTTTATAACTCACATGGTTCACCCATAAACTTTAAAAATAGTATTGCGCAATATACGGCGAGGTGTCATGAACATGTGCGTCATCAAATATATATGCCGAAGATATTGAAAACGGGGGATATTTTACTCTGTGGAAATACATTTCCTACCGCCAAATACTTAAATTAAGTACTTAGCTCTGATGGCTATAACGAAAAGATTAAGTCACTCTAATATCATAAGGCCACTTTGTGGCCCTCTATGGGGAGTACTTAATTTTACTAGTAGACGTTACACGGAAAGCCGCTGGTTCGAAGCCCGTCCTCGTATAAGAGTGTCTATTTTATAAGTAAGGTCTGAATGTCAGCGGACATTTATAAAGCACGCAGCAATAGAAAATGCGAGGAAGGGAACAAGCAATACGCAGAGCGCCGTGAGGTCCTGTTTTGTTGCGCAATCGTCCATCTGTTCGTGGTCTCGGATATAAATTTAAAGAAGCATCTCCGGTCTGGATAGGTGCTTCTCCCTATGCAAACGTGTGGTGTCAAATACATAGGGAGTAAATTATCACTTTTGGAACATATTACGGCATCTGTAGACGCACGACTTGGTTCTGTAGCAGGCCGTATGATAGATGTCTGTAGTGGCACTACACGTGTGGCACAGGCGTTTCGTAGTCGAGGGTGGCTTGTTCAAAGCAGTGACCTTTCATGGGCCACGGAGGCATATGCACATGCGTTCCTTATAAGAACAGTCGAGTCTGGTAGACGTGTGGAGGGTCTCTTGGCGGAACTTCGTGGCGCCTCTGAGTCGCCTGGATGGATTACAACAAATTACTGTGACGTTTCTGGTGTTGAGGGGGGCACCGTACGTATGTGGCGGCCTGAAAATGGAAGAAAGGCCGACGGGCTTCGTGATAAGATTTCGGAGTGGGAGGCAAGTGGCTATATAAATAGACACGAGGCGATGATTCTGGTGGCGTGTCTTATATTCGCGTTGGACAAGGTGGACAATAGTGTCGGAGTTCAACAGGCGTATTTGAAAAATTGGGCAACAAGAACAACAGATGCTCTTACGTTGTTTGACCTTCCTTTTAAAGAGGGACCGGTTGCGACCCATTATGTGGGAAATTGCCTAGAAATTGCCTATGAAGAGGCAGATTTCGCCTATATTGATCCCCCATATTCTGCACACTCGTATTCAACGTATTATCACATTTGGGATAGTATTACTCGCTGGGATAAACCGGCGGTGTCTTTGAAGACGAATCGTCGGATAGATCGGGTCAGTGGAGCAGAGGAATTTGATGAGGCAATGGTAAGTTCTTGGAATAGTAAACGAACCGCCCTTCATTCATTCTTGGCTATATGTGAGTCGTTACCTGTGCGGCACGTATTGATTTCCTATAATAATGAGAGTATTCTTCCAATAAAGGTGCTCTGCGATTCTCTGAAGGAAAGATTTGGACTTGATGCAGTGTCTGTAGAGGAGATTCAGTACAAGCGAAATATTATGTCGCAGATTGGGAATGCAGTACTTTATAAGAACGAATTCAAGACGGAGAATACGGAATATTTGATATGGGTTAGGAAATTTTTGTGACGATGTTGGGTAGCGCGATGTATTATTATGTGCTGAAGTCAAGTACCGGTATGTGCAAATTACTTAATTTAAGTTCTTGGCCGTAATAAATTTGAACTCACACGTGGCAAAAAAATCGTATGCAGCAAGCCGACTCTTTACGCATCCGCGCACCTATAGTTGAAATAGAGGTGGAAGAGCACGGTAAAATTTCGAACACCGTGGTAAATACAACTTCAGAAAGAATTCCAACATATATCCTCATATTTTCCATGACAAATTTCTCCATATTCATTTACAATGGAGAAAATATATATCTGTATTTCTTTATTTTAACGGCTATAATCTGGACACTATCTCTTTTAGACGTAATATATGATACGAATACACAGCAAGAAGTAGAGAGCCAGGTTTAGAGCCAGTGCGGCCTATGTCGTCCCGTATATTGAAGCAAGTGTATCTTCCCTTTTTTATAGTAGTTCCTATAGGAAACAATAGCAGATTTAGAGCATTTGTATTGCTCAGCCATTGCAAGAGGGGGCTCTGTCCAACTCGTCATTGAAAACCCTTTTGGCCTGTTGAAATACAGCCAGCGCAAATGAGCTTCGCAGGAGTGCACCTTCCCTTTAAAACGCACACGAAATTCGTTACAGAGTGCCATACCAAGCAGAACGAGCCAATGATAGTGTGCGACCGATGCACGAGTCCAAAGAGCGCAGGGGTGTTTATCATTTTTTATGGGCAAATAGCCACGCATACGTGGCTCACTCTTTGTTGGCGGAGCTGTTGAGAAATTTGGGAGAGTACCCGCCTCTATACAGAGCATCCAATGCGCCGTATAGAGAAGTTGTGTGGTTTCCAGAATCATTTTTACAACGTGTTTGTCACAATGCCATCGCGCACAACGTCCTTGATTTGGATGTAGAAAGAATATGTTCATAATGTACCGTTTGGCGCGCATACTTTTATCAATTTTTATAGACGGATAATTTATGACAACGACCTCTGTAACATTCGTATCGGCCTTTGTAGAGATTGGCTCTACTGTGAAATCTACCGAGCACCGTATTCGTCTGTTTAAACATTTGGCCGATTCTGGTATTTCTATTCACCTTTTTTTGAGTCAGAGTTTTTTAAAAGAATACACTGTGATTGTAGGAGTGAAAGAGAATGTGTGCATAGAAATCATCCGACTTGAAGATTTAGAAACATTTCAGGAAATTTCCGGCCTGTCTTACACTATTCCGAACTCGAGTAATCCGGAGAAAGATACTGCGGCCTATCATATAGTCCAGAACGCGAAAATAGAGCTCGTGGAACGCGTGAGGCGTATTGGAAACACCACACACTATGCTTGGATTGATTTCAATATATGTCAGATGTTTTCGAATATTCCAGAATGTATGGATTATCTTTCTACAAAAATACGGCTTCTACCTGGTCTTCGTATGCCTGGATGTTGGGAAAAAAACTACGGAGTTTCTGACTTTTTCAGAACTATACATTGGAGATTCTGTGGAAGTTTTTTTATCGGTGATAGGGCGTCCATACAAGAAATGTATAATATATACCGCCGGGAATTTAAAAACATCGTCAAAACTCACGAGATACTGACATGGGAAGTGAATATATGGCACTATTTAGATGCGCACCACCTTTGGAAGCCCATATGGTATTCCGCCGACCATAACGACTCTATTATCAGGTGTTGATCCTATAAAACATAGCTCTAAACGAGAACGGATTGAATCCGATACCATATTCAAATAGTATTTTTGGAAGAACATTGTAAAATGCATCATATACAAGTAGCGTACCTCCGAAAGAAATAACGATTTTATCATAACCGTACAGGTTGGGAACATCATTAAACCAAAAATAGAGTATTAAAAAAAGCCCAATAGATACTTTGAACATAAAGTCATTGGTTAAATATATCACGTTATGTTCTGACATTTTCCCCAGAATAATAAGAAAAAACTGTACAATAAAGGACACTTTGAGAATTAAAAAATACAGTGTGTGAAATTTCATCAAGACTAATTGATATAAAGAAATAGTAGCATCTATTTATAGAATGCCTGCGAAAAAGAATCCTGGCGGAAAGGGAATGCGACGGGCTGCTAAGGGAGAGAACAAAAATGAAAAGAAAAATAAGTTATTTTGTCAGAATTTCGTGGATGATGTTGTGTCCGGAGAGAGTGTAGAGCCCCTCACAGTGGCTCGAGTAGAGCGTCTTTGTGGTTCGGGACAGATGCAATTATTAACAGTAGACGGTGAGGCGGTCACAGCATCTTTGAAGGGTGCTTTGCGCTGTAAAAAGGGTGCCGCACGCAGTGAGGACAATACAATTGCGGCTTTTGCGGGAACGACCTTTGTTATTTTACAAAAGGAGGAGTATCTGAGTACGATTATTGGCATTCTTAGTCGCGCGCACGTGACCACTATTGCTGCTCATTTTAAGACGGCGCCAAAAGGGTTTTTTGATAATGCGAGGCCGGAAGATGACGAGGGCTTTGATTGGGATCTCGGTGAAGAAGAGAAACAAGAAGAGAAAGAGGAAGAAAAAAAGGAAGAAGATGTAGATATTGGAAATCTTTAATCACGTTTACTGCGAGTTTTATGAACCCTCTTTGTTGCTTTTTGGTATCTAGATCTTCCGCGAGTTGAACCGCGCCGTCTACCTCCTATGGATGCTGCGCGCGGCAACGAGCGCGGCAACGAGCGCCGCCAACCGCTCGTCGTTCTGAGCTCTTTAAAAATGCCGTCCTTATATTTTTTTTTTCTCGTGATATATACATTTTTAAAATGACCCAATGTCTTAACATCTTCGCCGAATATAAAAAAAGGATAATGAAAATACTCTATGGGTGGCATTTTATAGAAGTTTCCGTATAGCACATCACCATATTCGCCAGAATGTTCTGTTATCTTCACCTTATATTCTAAGTTATCGGGACTCACCCACACATAATTTTCCGTATTTTCCGTTTTTTGTTTTTTTGACATTTGCAGTCTAATATGATAAAATAAAATTATTTTATTTGTCGCCCTTTATTGCGAATTGCTCTACCGGTATCTACCGATAAATAGCACAGACTATTGGCACGGCGGACCAGTATTATTGGAACATGTTTTACAATTCATACGCCCTTCTGCGACGGCTTGGCGTTGTTCATAACTGGGATAATTGATAACTCCGCAGCCTGTATTGAGCGCAACGCAGTTCGCAGGAGGGCAGGAACTACCTGTGAGTGTCGTCGCAGAAGTGAGTGTGAGAGAGGGCGTAATCGTGTAGGTACCTATTAGGCCGTTGCCCGTCACGAAAGCCGTTACGGTGTGGGTGGTCTCGCTTACCACGAATTCGAACCCTACCGAGAGTGTTCCTGAGATCACGGACGTCACGTCTAGCGTGGTCCCGCTGCCCATCGCCGCCGCAACAAACGTAGTCGTTTGTGTCTGGAGTTTCTGCGCACGATAGTCATTCCAAATCGTGCGCGTCTGGGTACGACGAAGTATATCACTAGGATCCATTCTACTGGTCGGTAGGAAAAGAAATATTATAAGTATATATACAAGATGGGAAATACAGAATCTAAAATAGAAAATCCTAAAGATATATCCGCCAGAGAACTAAAGGTGGGTTCTCGTTACAGATACTATGGTAGATATGGTAAATTGGAAAAGTGTAGAACATTAAAAGTAAAACGTTCCTCTGACAAATACTATAGTCTAGGTTGGGATATGGGTTGGAAAGATAGAAAACAGTTTAAATGGGGCGGCCTCGCAATGGCACAAAAAGATGCAAAAATATTTAGGGAATGTTCCACACATGTCACAAGAAAAAAGAAACGTTCAGCGAAGTGATAACTTCCAGCATAGTTAAGTTGGGACTTATAGGGTGTCCAATAAGAAACATAAAGAATGTGCGGAATCTGGGCCGTATTCGGGGCCGTAGAAAACAACGCTGCGAAATACGTGAAATACTTGGAGGCCTTGAAAGGACGTGGTCCGGAAGCGACGCGTATACACCCTATCGGATCCAAAGGCTTCATGGGATTTACGCGCCTAGCCATTAACGGCTTGAATGAGGCCGGTATGCAGCCAATGATGAATAATGCGAACGTCTGGATGGCCAACGGAGAAATCTATAATTGGAAGGAACTTGCGGCGACCTATGACCTAGGGTGCGAGTCCGGGAGTGATTGCGAGGTCATTGGCCTCCTGTACGAGAAACTCTTTTCGGATGCGGACCATGCGGACTGCGGCGAACTATTTCGCCTTTTTGACGGTGTTTTCGCCTGTGTTCTCGTAGATGTGGCTCGGGGCCGAATTATTGTCGCCCGAGACCCCTATGGCGTTCGGCCTCTGTATGTGGGTCGGACTCAGGACCTCGTATATTTTGGCAGTGAACTCAAGAGTCTTCTTACGACTTGCTCGGTCGTATCGGCCTTTGAACCCGGCTCTTTCCAAGTATACGACCTGAATACACAGGAACTTCTCATATCGGCAAAATACCATACGGTGTCCACACTCACTCTTCCTGGCCTGAAAGATGTTGAGGCCGCATCGGGGGTTGTCCGGACCGCCTTGGAGGTCGCTGTGAAAAAGCGGATGATGATGGAGCGGCCTGTTGCTGCCCTATTGAGCGGGGGACTAGATAGTAGTCTCGTCGCATCTCTCGTCGCGCGGAATCTGCGTGAGGCTGGGCTGGCCCCTCTGAAGACCTTCAGTATTGGAATGAAGGGGAGTTCAGACTTGCGCTATGCTAGAGCAGTGGCAGAGTGGATTGGCTCGGACCATACGGAAGTCGTCGTGACAGCAGAGGAGATGTTTGGGGCTATTCGCCATGTGATTTGGGATATCGGGTCATATGATACGACGACTGTGCGTGCGTCTGTGGGGAATTGGCTGGTGTCTCGGGCGGTTCGTAATGGATGTGATTGTAAGGTGGTGTTTAATGGGGACGGGTCGGATGAAGTGTGGGGGTCCTATTTGTATATGTTCTTGGCGCCTTCCGAGAGAGAGTATGGGAACGAGGTCGTGCGCCTTCTAGATGAGATTCACACCTACGATGTTCTTCGGAGCGACCGATGTATTTCGTCGCATGGACTCGAGCCGAGGACGCCGTTTTTGGACAAGGCGTTCGTGCAGACAGTCTTGTCAGTGCCTCTCGAGTTGCGTCGGCCGGTTATAGGGCGGCTGCCTGAGAAGTGGTTACTTCGTCGGGCGTTTGATGATGGTATTACGTTGCCTCGGGCGGTTCTTTGGAGACAGAAGGAGGCGTTTAGTGATGGGGTGAGTCCGACAGAGGAGTCATGGTTTCAGATTATTCAGAGGATGGTTGCGGGGCTTGTTTCGGAGGAGGATTTGTCTGGGGCGGCAAAAAAATATCCTGTGAATACACCGACAACGGCGGAGATGTATTATTACAGGGAGATTTTTGAAGAGTTTTATGGGGGGAGCGGTATGGAAACAGTGAGTGTGCCGGCGTTTTGGATGCCACGTTGGTCAGATACGAAGGACCCGTCGGCTCGGACTCTGGGGAAGTTGTTGGAGGTGCTTAGTTAGTCGTCAAAGTATGGGAGCCTGAGAGGTCAGCATGAGTATCCACGCTATGAGAACAGGGGGGTACTAAAGGTGTGCCTGAGATGTCGGGTACGGGTGACTTATTATCGAAGGCTCGCACAAGAGCTCGTACAGAGAACGGAGGAGGCTCGTTGTCAATGCTCATTTCATAACGAAGTTTTGCGAGTTCCTCTGGACTTAGAGTGTTCGTATTCAGATTTGCAGTAGGGCTACTGAAGTTCATAGGACTATTCATCTCGCATGTACAGTCGCAATGACCGTTGTCGTTCTCGTCGTTCTCGTCGTTCTCGTCGTTCTCGTCGTTCTCGTCGTTCTCGTCGTTCTCGTCGTTCTCGTCATTCTCGTCGTTCCTGTTGTTAGTGTTCATGGGCGCATCGTCGTAAACCGGTTGGTGGAAATAGGCGTCCTTGAAGTCGTTTTGGCTGGTCGCATACGTAAGAACGGACAGGTTGACCATGAGAAGAATGGTGATCAAACACTCCAGGACAGGATTCTTTGTTACGCTGTAGGAAAAGAACACGACGTAGGTCGCAACGGCGAGCGTAAGCGTCTTGAACGTAGTATCAGGCAACATTTGGCGATTCGGACTACTAGTCGGGGTCGCCAAGCGCTCAATTTTTTTTCGGGGTCGTGGGTTGTTATAGTTAGTTCACCACGAAGTAATTTACTACAGATGTTGTATCAGCAGTATTTACAGTTCCAGCAGCTACTAAGGCAGATATAGTTATAGTGTTTGCCGTACATACCGCCTTATAGTTTACACTTAAGCTTCCCTGGGTTACAGGAATCACAAATGCTAAAGATGAAGTTGTTACTCCAGCAACAGTTAATGCGCAAACACCCAACACAAATGCCGTGCCACTACTGGTGCCGGCTATTCTCGTTCCCACATTCAAACTACCAGCCGTTATAACAATATTCCCTGCAGTAGCCACAATATTCCCAGTGGTGCTTGTAATATCCCCCACCGCATTCACATTACCACCCGTGTACACAGACATACCCCTATGGTTATTCGCACCAGAGCCCGCCGTGCCATCCAAAGAGTCAATCGGCTTGTCGACGTTGTAAATAGCGAACACCGTCGCATTCGGGTCAATAAAGCCAGAGAGGCCAGAGTGGTAGTCAAACACGCCTACAAGGGGGGTGCGGTCAGGATAGGCGGTGGCATCGAGCGCCGCAGCGTCCGGGTAGAGTTTCTTGCCGTTCGTGCGAAGAATGCGGCCAGCAGGGCAGTTTAAGTTGGTTACGGCCACACCGGAAGTGTTGAGCACCGCCGACAGCGCACCAGAGCCTGTGAAGTTATTTGCAGGAGAGGGACCAGTAAACGTGTATGTCTTGAAGAACGACTCCCACGTAGCCGTGGTAATGAAATTCAGGTGGCGAGACGCATCATAGCGGCTCTGGGTCTTAACGGAAGACATTTATACTTCTAGCAAAGAATAAAATTGACTTCCGCCGGAGAATTATGAACAATACCAAATATGCAGAGCCAATGCGAAGGTCGGAAAACAACACCGAAGTCGGCCCCCCTGTTCTTTGAGACAGGGCCTCGCCTACATAGGTCAAAACCTCTGTCCTATCTCGGAATTGTCCAGTGTACAAACGAAGCCGAGGACTTGTGCGCAGCCTGTCTAGACCGACAAAAAGCAACTGCCTACCAGCTGGAAAAACGCGCCGGTAAATATATTCCAAATCAGGAAACAATGTTTCACGGGCGTATGTACGAGCCCATACCGAAATGGAGTCGGCTTGAAGGCGGCGAGTGGTTTCAGGCCCAACTCGCAGCGGGCTACACGGTTTCAAACGCATATAAGGAGATTGCGACAAGTCCTGTAGAAATGAGCGATGCAGTGGCTCCAGTCATCAAAAAGGTTGTAAGACGCAAGAAGGTTTCTGAAGAAAGCACAGAAACCTCCAAGCCAGAGCCTATTGCTACAACAAAAAAGAGAGAGCCGAAGAAGGTTGGAAAAGTGGCCGCACCACCATCAGAGTTACAGGTAACGATTCTAGATACAACGAGTGGATTTATAGGGAGAGAGGAAGCGAAACGCACAGAAGCGAAACCTAAGAGAACCAAAAAGAATGTAGCAACTTCCCCAGAAATCACCGAAATTGTCCCGATACCTATGGATGAAGTCAATGCAGCAGCAAAGCCCAAACGACCCGTCAAAAAAGTCTTCAAACCGAAAACTGCTGTTATCGGAATTATTGAAGCGGCCGTCGACGACTTCCCTGTCATGAAAATCCAGGTTAAAAAAGAGGAAATTGCTGGTCGTTCCGTCTACGTGGCCGAGACCAAGGATAAGGTCTATGACCTCTCATACGCCTATCTCGGCCGCTGGAATCGCAAAGAGGGTCATATTGATACCACGTTTCCCGACTCGGATGCGGAGCCTTAAGTGATGTTATTACCACCAAGTACTTAAATTAAGTATTTGGCTCTGATGGCTAGAACGAAAAGATTAAGTGACTCCTATATCATAAGGCCACATGCCTACAGTAGTGATATAGGCATCTGCCGTTAGAGTTCCCGCTCCATCAATTCTTTCGCCCAAGGCTCTAGTTCCCCCCGCACAATTGCAGTCGGCCTATAAGGAAACGGTGACAAGTATACGGCATTCTTCCAAGACCCAAGACGCTCCCAAGCAATATGTCCGTATTTTTTCTCCGCTGACCAATTCCAGAATTCCGTCTGGCCTATGGTATTTTCTGCAATATTCGCTGAAATTTCCACATGCTTCCTTTCCGCAGCCGTGCTAGTCTTCTTCGGACAAACCCGCTCTAAAACAGTAGAGATACGCTCGTACCATTCGCAACACGCTGCCGTCCTCCAAAGGGTCGCCTGAAATACGAAACCCAACGTATCCATTTTTTGTACGAGCGGCTTCCATCCAGGAAGTTCTTTGAAACACGTTCCAGGTATTTTTGGCCCCGGACAAGGCATACAGCGCGCTGAAACGATGACAGGGGACTGGTCCATTGCTTCCAAGACGGCCTTGAAGGCGGCCCCGTTCATTGGCATTTCTAAGAGGAAATCGTCTTGTAGTGGAAACACATACGTGTAGCGCTCTTTCAGAACCCTGAGCGCAGCCAAACGACTCTCAAAAAAGCCGGACTCCGTCCTGTCCAGAGTGAGTAATTTCACCCCGTGTACATCCTTGACCTCTTTACATACCTCGTGCTCCATTTCCTCCGTTGCGAGATAAACAGGCCATTTTAGTTCCGGGGCGTATCTACGAAGCATGGTAAAAAACAGCGGCAGAATGTAATAATAGGCCGGTGTGGAATTCACAAGAATCACAACATCAGTGCGTTCCATTCTATATAATGTATGTAGACCCTCTTTTAGCGGTATCGACATACGCCAAAGTTAGGTACATTCACAGTAGTAGCGCTTAAATCGCACACACTATATCTAAATAAAATGTCGGCCATCCATCCCTTGACGGGAAAGCCCATAAAAATAATTGAGTCAGAAGGCTGTGTTTGGCGGGATGAAAAGACACTCGTTTGGCTTGACAAAACGGTATCCGCTGAGTCTAAATGGAACAGGTTTGACGTAGGCGTTAGTTCTGTGGAGGTTCTAGAAGCACTTGGTCAAAAAGGAATTGTCGTGGATATTTGTATCGCAATTGGGTTCGGCGCGGCAAAATGGATTCAGGAGGGCGGCCCCAAGTCTGTCCGGATTTTTGCCACATCTAAAGCCGTAATAGATGAAGTTGGCCCTGAGTTTTTCATAAAAGAGCGTGTTGCAAATATGATTTGTCTGGACGATGCTCTCGGGCTCTATCCCATGCTCCAAGTCCCATGGAACGGTTCGGAAATGGATGCAAGACTCATGTTGGCTCTTATTCTACAATACAAGCGTACTGGACCAGTCTTGGAAGGAGCAGATAAGCATCGGCTCATTTCTTCAGCTGCATATGGACTTTCCAAGGAAACTACATTGTCACCCCCACGACCCTTGTATTTCATTACACAGTTCTTTGTATCGCCAAAACCACGCCGCTCTGCGGAAATTGTCCACACTCTTCAAAAAAATGCAGAGTGTAATTACGTAGATAAAATCATTCTTCTCAATGAGCGGCAATATGAACTCCCTGTATCTTCTCTGAAGATTGAGCAGCATGTAATAGGTCATCGTCTAAATTTCCGTACGGTATTACAATATATTTACGAGAAAGTGCCCTCGGATGTCCTTGTCGTCATTGCAAATTCCGATATTTACCTGGATGATTCGTGGCGCCTCCTCTGGTCTCTTTCTATGCGGAGCACTTTTCTCTCATTACTTCGCTGGGACGTCCAAGAGAACCCTCAAGAAAAACCAGTACTCTTCGGACCGAGGTCGGACAGCCAAGATACATGGGTTATTAGTTCCAATTCCGTCAAAGAGCGTAGCTGGAATTGGCCCACCCTAGACATCCCTTTTGGACAGAACGGCTGTGATAACGCAATCAACGTAGAAATGCTGCGAAATAAATACATGGTCGCCAACCCCTGTATGAGCCTCACGACAAATCACGTGCATACAAGCGGTATAAGAACGTATAAGAATCTGGACATTCTTTCCAAACCAATTTTCATGTATCTTAAGCCTACGGGAATCCATGATTTGAAGCCCGAATATGAACTTTCGCAGAAGACGTTTCAAAAAATAGAAGTGCCTCTGTATCAGCCCCCCATTCGCTGCGTGAATTCCGCGGTTTTTCGCACAATGCTCTGTAAGCAGAACGACGATTTTAAGCGGATGGGGGTAATATTTCCTTCACATACTGTAAATCTACATACCTACGAGAATGTCTTTGAAACGAAGGACGGACTTCTACAGACCTATAATACGATTCTTGTAGGCGGTTCCAAAGTCGTTTCGGATATGTGGGGAGAAACAGAAATGAGTGTTCTATCTCCATGTGTAGCCGTTGAGACTGCAGTCGTCGCCTTCTGTCCCAATCATGTAGCACAGAGCCCATGGCTCTATATGGTGAATTATTTAGGGAAAATCCTCCATATGCGAAGGCTTGTAGGTGGTGGTGAATTTCTCGGTACAGAGGAAATGCGTGGAGTTCTGGAAAAGTTTTCGTGGCGCTTAGACACGGATCCTCCTGGAAAAAAAGAGATCCCTGTTCTCTTACGTGAAGAGAACTTTCAGGCCTGGTGTTCCCGAGCCCATGTGTGGTATCCACAGGGTGGTCTTAAAGACCAAATCACAGCACAGGAGGTCAAGGCACTCCGCGAGTCTGTGTTTCGCCGTAGAATGACGGGAGGTCATATGGTATTTTGCTTGGATAAGTATTGGATTACAAAGGAGTTCGTTGCAGAGGTCGAGCGGGTTACGGGAATAGATGCGGTCATCGTAGAAGAAGGTGACACCGTAGAGGAAACCATGGACTTTTTGACGACTGCAGCGGGGTTGATTGGAATGGTTGGAGGGGGCCCACTCTGGGGTTCGTGGCTATTACCAACAGACTCCTTCGTCTTCGAACTACAATTAGAGGCGACCCCTTCTATCGATATTGCGCACCTTTGCTGTGTCTGCGAGGTGGAGCACTATGTTCAAACTGTGCACAGAATAAAGCCACAGAACAAGATAGATACAGAAAATGTTGTAGCAGCCTTGTGTGCATATACGAAGAAACGTGGCTCGTCGCATCAAGCTCCTAGTTTGGAAATTCTGATGCCTCCTTCATCCACTACGGGATTTTTTGCACATGCGGGCGACAGTTTTCGGGAGATGGTAAGGCTATGGGCTGAACGAGGCTATGTGACCGTAAAAGAGATGCCGGGTCTCTGTAACGTCTGGCTCGGCGGAGTTGGCCAGGTGCTTTTATATGACCGACCTACGCTGGAGTGGTTTCACGCATCGCCTCTAGAAGAGCAAGAGTGGTGCGTAGGTCTCTTTGGAAATCCGGCAGCGACGAAGGCAATGAAAAGCACTGCGTGGTCGTTCTGGCCTCGTCGCCCGCGTATTGTAGAAGAACTAGCTTCTAAACCTCGCCCCCCTTTTTCCGAGAGGACCATGCGGGTCGTATTTTACGGCAGGTCGGAAAATGTCGTGCAATTTAGGAACAGGACGAAGGCCTCTTGGTCTTCTGCATGCTCGGAATTCGTACACTTGGAGTCGGCGGTGGCCAAATATCCCTATACGCACGAGGAGTATTTGGAGCGTCTGCGGAGATCCCTATTCGGCCTCTGTCTCGCCGGATACGGCAAAAAGTGTCACCGCGAGATTGAGTGTATGGCGATGGGCTGTGTGCCTGTCGTTGCTCCCGAAGTGGATATGACCTCCTATGCTTCACCGCCGGTTGAGGGGGTACATTACTTGCGGGTGATTGACCAGGACGACCTACGGAAGAAGACGGAGGCCATGGATGAGGCGGCCTGGGAGGCCATGTCCGCCGCCGCATTCCAATGGTGGAAAGAGAACGCATCTACGGAAGGCATGTGGGCACTCACGAAGAGATTGGCGGGCATATAACGCGATGTGCCGAAATTAAGTACCCCCTAAAGGGGGTACTTAATTTAAGCCTACATCACTAGTTTGGCATACACCGTTAATGAGCATTTTTAAGCACTTGCATCAAATCAATTTTAATAAATGTATCGCATAACTTACACAACCGTCCCTACCTTTTGCAGCGATGGTCTGCTTATACTTTAAGCAGAACTCATCCACCGCCCTTTGAACACCAAATGTATACACCGTCTGTGCCTTCGCCATATTCATCTCGTAGTCGTGCCCACATATCCAACCACCGGACTTACACTTCTTGTAGGCCAGCTCCAAGTCCGATTTACAGCCCTCGTAGCCGTGATCGCCGTCAATATATATCATATCAAGACTGTTGTCATCCAAATCAGAAAGTAGATCGCGGCTGTTTCCACGTTGAATTCTCACCCGCTTATCTTCTGCGTATTTTTTATTGAGATCTTGGAAAGATCTGTTAAGGTCTAGCATTTTGAAGAAATTGCCATCTTGATTTCCAGAGCCACAGTGGCCTTGAAATAGATCCATTAGATACAGCTGAGATGGCTCTAACGAGTTTAATAGGAAGGCAGAGAATTCACCCTCAAATACGCCAATTTCAGCATATACACCCCCTTTAGGAACACAGGCCAACAGCATCTCTTCGCGTGTGTCGTACACTTTCACTTTCTTAAAAACAACAAACGCATCCCAATCATTTTTTCCGATATGACTATACACGAGGGTTGCATCTGTAAAATTAAATATTTCTGCTGCTTTTTTAAAATACTCCAAATTACGTGCCCTTATATCTTCAATAATGTACAAACCTCCTGGACGAATTCTCTCCCATAGAATCTGGAATGATAGCATCATATGTTCTATAACATGTGAACCATCGTCAACAATAAGATCAACATATTTATCAAAGGTTTTCGTGTAATTCGCTAAATTCTGCAGAGATTTCGGATCACTTTGATCTGTGTAAATAGTTTTAATCCGTTCCTCTTCAAAAAGAACAGATTCCAAAATATCACACCCTAAAATTTGCGCGTTTGGAAAGTAGTCTCTCCACATTCGTAGACTAGCTCCAGGCTTGTATGAAGAACCTACAAGTGGCGACATAATACTCATAATTCCAATTCCAATTTCCAAAACGAGTTTTATCATATCGCGTCTATTATTTAAAATGTTATGATAGGCCGGAGTATATGAGTGAAGAGCAACTTCGGGACATTTGTCGACTCTATACTGCTTTGCTAAACTACACAAATCCATTATAAAGAGTTTAACTAAATAAAAGATTTTGTTTTTACGAAGAGATTGGCGGGGATTATTTAATTTTTAGCCCACTAAAAAGCCCGGCTAAAATTTTATTTGTTTCGCGTTTTTTCTTCTTGCGTTCGAGCTTCTCCTCATTGCGAATTTTCCTGTCCATTTCTTCTAGAGCTTCTGCGTCCTCCGCTGCCTCCTTCTTTATTCTTTGAATGTATTCGGCCGCTGGGGCTCCATACAAATCTTTAACCCTCTTTCTAGATAATCGTCGCCCTGATTTAGAGCTACTACGTGTTTGATTCGCTCTAATTTGGCTCGGAGTGGCTCCGCCTCTAAGTTTACGGGTTTGTCTCATACTACTATTGGTCAGGATTTTACCGCGAAAACTGTAAACTATGCTCTTCGCACCACCCTTTTATACACTCTAAATATTCATCGGTACAGACTCCAACCACTGCATATCCCTCATTTATCTTCTCGTAGGCACTCTCCAGTTTACTCATGAAAATCTTTAAGACACTGCAATAATCTAGATAGAGAGCGCCTGATCCCGTTTTTGTATCATTATAAATCCTATATTTGCGGAAATTCGGAGACTTTACTAAAATATACTGGTCACTATTGCCGTCGCTCCACTCTGATAGGTCATTCTTTAAGAGTGCATAGCCATCTTTCATGAGCCCTAGAATCCTCTCATCGGTTATATGTGTCCAGTCAAAATTCATAGTCGGATATATAGGATGTTCGGGTCCAGCCCCACATACGCCGGATTTACCGATAAGCCTACAGTCATCAACAATTATAATATCGTCATATTCTCTGTTTTTAAGAATTTCCAGCTCTTCTAGCAAAGGAGTTTCTTCATCCCCGAACGCAGTTGGAGTGCCTGAATAATGAGCATCCAAATAGATTGTAACAGGTTCACGTATACTCTTCAGCAATTCCGGTAAGACTCTTTTCGAATCGCCGTAATGCATTTTCACACTGCTCGCATCTTTGTATTGCTCCACATTATATTTATACCATTTTTCAGATAGTTCTATTGAGTGGATATGCTTGTATCCCGCATTTAATACAGTCCTTATTCCATTACCAAGATACGCACCCGTTTCTATGTAACGATTTGTTACATAAACACCAGTTAATTCATAAAATAGCGGACTCAGATTCGGCATTTGTGGTATACATATCTTATAAGTGTAGCACAAATACGCAGAAATGAGACTTGAAGGAGACATCACTTAGAGTACCAAGTGGAGCGTGGACTCCTTCTGGATATTGTAGTCAGCGAGTGTACGCCCATCCTCCAACTGTTTCCCTGCAAAAATGAGACGCTGCTGATCCGGAGGAATTCCCTCTTTGTCCTGAATCTTCGCCTTAATTCCTTCAATCGTATCGGAAGGCTCTGTGTCCAAGGTAATTGTCTTGCCGGTGAGTGTCTTTACGAAGATTTGCATTCTATATTCTAACTTATAGAATATCTTTATACCGGCTTATTCCAAAGTTAGGTACACCCTTGTGGTGTACCTAACTTTGGAATATGCCTATAGTAGTGATGTAGGCTTAAAATAAGTACCCCCTAAAGGATATACTTAACTTCGGCACATCACTTTTATATTTTCATTTCTTTCATTTCTTTCGTTAAATCTCTTATTGAGTTATTCGCCGCCAGCGCCGCAGTGGCCGCCGCAGTGGCCGCCGCAGTGGCCGCCGCAGCCTTCTCCTTCGCAGCCTTCTTGTCCGCCGCAGCCTTCTCCGCCTTTTTCAAAAATTGTCCAGCCCTTCCCAAGTTTTCCCAAGTAGTACCAGGTCCAAAGTGGCGTCTACCATTTCTAAGTTTTCTAGTCCAATGCTCTCCGCTAGGCACACGCGCGCTGCTAGGCACAGACGCGCTGCCGCGCACAGACGCTCTGCCGCGCACAGGCGCTCTGCTAGGCATCCCACTCATCTTATAATCTTCTGGTATAGATGGTAGTTTATTTTTTTTCCTGCGAGTGCTTCCCACCGGCTGCAACTTTGCGTCGACAACTGCTGCTCTTAACATGCTCCTCAAGGTACGTGCATTAGTTATTCCTGCTTTAATAAGTTCTTTTTCTGCTTCCCTCCTTACTTCTAAGGCTTTCTTCACTTGTTCAGAAGAAAGATTTTTTCCCACTTTATTTTGTCTTTTTCCACTTTGTCTTGTTCCTCTTTGTTCTTCCATTCTATACATACTCTATAATTTATAACGCCCCCAACTCATCCCCCTTCCGGGTTGATAATCGTGATGAGTAATTTCTACAACAACACCCTCCTCTATTGCTTCCCTCCATGCGTTCGTAGGACCCGTGTTAAAAGATACGCTCCAACCCTCCGTAAACATCGTATCATCCATAAGAACAACTGTATTTTCATTAGCAAACCTCCGACAATTCATCAGATCGGCCTTCGCAGTATCGTAATCGTGACCCCCATCAATAAAAATAAAATCACACGTCGTTTGCTTCCAGGCCGGAATAGTTTTCATACTATCCCCCAATACTAGCGTATGTCTTGAAGGATACGTACTATCTATGTAATCTTTCGCGATATTCACGTAATTATGTGCGCCCAAATCAAAACTTGTCAAATGTATGCTTGGGTTCGTATCAAGAAATATTTCAGCGGAATGTCCCGCATTGAATCCAATTTCCATTACAGTTTTTATATCAGTATTATCAATCAGCACAGTTAAATCGTAGACCTGTTTTGGAATCTGTTGACTAAATCCTTCTATTTCATTCGCAATAAAGCCACGACTCTCTAAATATTCCACTAAAGCCATCTTAATAAGATAATCCTTTACTAATTCTAAAAGTAATCGCGCCAAATAAAAATTGTAGGCACAAGTTTCTTTCTAACCAAACAGTATCCGAATGTCGTCTTCTGCTGAGGTTGCACTGAAAAAGTCCCCTATTCTCGGTGGAAAGGGTTTGACAAAACCGACGACATCCCGGAAGAACTCCTTGGCGGAAGAAGTTGCTGCACTTCCACCTTTAGGGGGGGCTCCCACAGAACCCCTTATGGAAGCAAAAGAACCACTTCTAGACCCAAATGAGGACCGTCATGTAATTTTTCCTATTCGGCATCCGGACATTTGGACCAAATATAAGCAGCATATGTCTGTATTTTGGACACCCGAAGAGATTGACCTCGCAAAAGACATGAAGGACTGGGAGAAGTTAAACGACAATGAGCGTCATTTTATCAAACATATTCTCGGTTTCTTTGCTGGCTCAGATGGGATTGTCATGGAAAATCTCTCCACCCGTTTCAGCCGTGAGGTCCAGTGGCCGGAGGCGCGCCATTTCTACGCCTGCCAGAATCTGCTGGAGGCCGTTCATGCAGAAACATACTCTCTATTGATTGACACCTACATTAAGGACTCCCAAGAGAAATCTGACATGCTGCGCGCGACGAAGACAATTCCCTCGGTAGAAAAGAAGGCCAAATGGGCTCTAGAGTGGATTGAAAGCCCTGATGCGTCGTTTGCTACCCGTCTGCTCGGCTTTGCGGCCGTGGAGGGCATCTTCTTTAGCGGCGCCTTCTGTGCGATTTTCTGGCTGAAGCAGCGTGGTATAATGCCGGGTCTGACTCTATCCAATGAGTTTATTGCTCGGGATGAGGGGCTGCACACAGACTTTGCGTGTCTCCTGTATTCAAAACTCGTGAACCGTCTGCCGAAGGCGAAGGTCCACAAGATTCTTCGGGAGGCCGTAAAAATAGAGAAGCATTTTATCACGAAGGCGCTGCCGTGCGAGCTGATTGGAATGAACGCCGAACTCATGAAGACCTATATTGAGTTCGTGGCGGACCGGCTGTCTCTGCAACTCGGTTATCCGAAGATTTACGGAGCTGCGAACCCCTTTGATTTCATGGAGCGTATCAGTCTGGAGAACAAGGACAACTTCTTTGAGAAGCGGGTGTCCACATATGCAAAGGCAAAGGTAGGTAAGGCTGCGGACAGCATGGAGTTCTCTACTGCTGAGGCGTTTTAGTAAAATATGGGGCTACCGCCAAGTACCTAACTTTGGCACATACCGGTAAGCACATCACGGTAGTAGATGTTACTAGATGTTACAGGAATAAGCACTTGTACATAACGGCAAATGGAATCATCAAACTAAATAGGATAGAAAGAGTAAGCAATATCATCACAGTGTTCTCCCGTCCGATCATATTTCCAAGAACTCCGAACGCTCTCTTGGGTAAAGTGTCCCATTGCCTAATGAGAATGTATACGAAACACACAGAGGTGAGCCATAGGGCGCAGAGTACCTGATACGAAAAGCTGGCTGCGAAATTGTACACGATGTTTCCGAAAATGGCGAAGGCCATAAGAGATCCAAAGAAAGTGAAAATACGGGGCGTCTCATCTAGAGAACGTTCGATGCGAGAGACTTCCATTAGGACTACAGGACTTGTGGAGATAGTTGTAGGCGCTTCAATTTTTTATACCGCTCGACGTTTCAAACGGGCACAAACTAAATGTGAAAGTCTAAATTTCGTTATATCTACCGGGATATTCCAAAGTTAGGTACACCTCCAAATGTGTACCTACCGACATGTAGACTAAGTTAGGTACACCCCAAGAGTGTACCTAACTTAGCCCACATGCCTACAGTAGTGATGTAGGCATAAAGTAAAATTGATTCGTGGGTGTGTGTGTGTCTGCGACAAAATACAATGGGAAACTTATTTGTAGAGTCCCATGACGACTTTCTGCGCTCTCGTAAAAAATGCACTAGATGCTACAAGGGGATATGGGCTCTTCTTATACTATGTATTATTCTGATTGCTTCAGGATTTGTATCGTTAGTCTATACGAATGAAACTCTCGGGCTGATTGCACTATGTCTTGGCGTTTCTTTGGGACTCGTTCTATTCTCTGGGCTTATTGTTGTCTGTATTGGCTGGTGTCTCCGTCCTGAAAGAGTTTTGCCAGTGTCTTCTGTGGGGTAAAAAAATTGAAGAGCTTGGTGACGGCGTTCTTATCATCTACAATGAGTACCCAGATCTTCAGTCGTGAATTTCTTCAGGCTGCAGCAGAGAGGGAGAAGCAACGCATTCTTGAGGAGAGGAGGCGCTATTCTGAAGAGATTGTCAATGTATTCATTCAGGATTTACAAAAGCTCGCAATTCAAGGAAAAACACGGTTTGTTTATACCCAGAATCCTCCCGCCCCCTTAACATATCATGAGCTTATGGTAAGTTTCCAGCGTAATTTTCCCGAGAGCAATGTTTCGTACGAGGAAACTTGGGTTGATGTTAGTGCGACCAACCGAGTCCTCAAAAAGGGTATTGTGATTGACTGGTCTTAAACAGCATCCACCATACCCGAACCGTTACAGCATTCACACGTAACCTTACGTGTTTTTGCTCGCAACCACTGCTGAAAGTGTAGCATGCGCCCACCGACGTTCATCTGCTTCAGAGCCCAGTTACAGTAGGCTACGTCGCTCTGTCGCACGTGTTCGTAGGTCTTGCCATTATGCTTTCCGAAAGTGATTGTGTTTACATTATGTGCGTCCATTACCACTTTTATAGATATGCAAACTCCTACGATTATTCAATTTTTACTTCAAGCTGGACGGGAAGTGAATTTCCACCGATTCTCTGCGGGGTTAGGCGGGGCTCTGTATTTTTTGTATTAACAAAAATTGAAGGGTTTAAGGCATTAAATATATATAACGCAACATGCAACCCACGGAGGAGCAACAAACAATTCTGGACAATACGGAAAATTCCCTCCGTATTCTAGCCGCAGCAGGCTCTGGAAAAACGACCACTATGGCCCAAAAGGTGCGAGACGAAATTGAGTCTGGCCGCTGTAAACCCGAAGAAATCTGTTTCACTACCTTCACACGCTTTGCGGCAGACCAGATTCGCCAAAGAGTGAGAAAGGTGGTGGGCTACGACGTGAAAATCCTCTGCGGAACGTTCCACTCCATCATCTACAAACTCCGCAAGCGTGCGGGTCTCTACACTAAAAAACCGGAAAACCTCTACTCGGAACGTATGGAGGTGTGGGTGGAAGAGTTCATGACCTTACTCCGTGAGAAGACGCCAGAGTTGATCAAACTACTTCAGACCTACAAGGTGCTCATCGTAGACGAGTTCCAGGACTTGGATGAAGTGCAGTTTGATTTCGTCGCGCTTTTTAAGCAAATTCAGCCGTCACTTCGTATTCTCGCAATCGGCGACCTGGCGCAGAACATTTACCGCTTTCGTGGAACGTCAAACGAATTTCTCCGTACCAGACTCCACAAAGAGGTCTGTGATGACCTCAAGACGTTTGAACTCACCACGAATTTCCGCAGCACGAAATCCATTCTCAAGGTCGTCAATACGCTCTTTGCATGGGAGATTGAGCACAAACACATTCTCCCGATGATTCCTGGGCCCGCCGCGGCGGAGGGTAAAAAGCCGACCTACTACGAATACGCACGAAATCCCGAGTCGGGTATGGGCGCATACGAAGAACTCGTGGCGAATACACTCTATCCGGTCCTTGTACAAGCAAAGTCCGAGAGCAAATCCATCGTGCTCATCTTCCCCATCATAAAGTGCCAGTCATTCGAGCTCATCATGGCACTTTTGAAGCACAAATCAAAGCACGAGGGATTCAAGCTGGACCTTCACAAAATCGCCAAAGAGGACGAGTCGTGTCGCACCGTGTCCTTCCGCTACGATACCCGAGAGCCGACCTCGCCCGTCCAATTCTCCAGCATCCACTCTTCAAAAGGCTTGGAGTGGGACATTGTTGCGCTGATTGACATGAGCGACTATATTTACGACTTGCGTGGGGCGGAGGACTGTGAGGCCTTCTATGCGGAAAAGACGAATCTCACCTATGTCGCCATTACTCGGGCCGCAGAAGAACTCTATATCTTTGCGAATCTGAATGGGGGCGGTAGACATCGGAAGTTTGCGGAACTCGGGGATAGGCTGGGCGATATCTTTGAGGTCGTAAAGTGGGGTGAAAATCCGAAAGACTGGGAGGCTGGGAGGCGTAAACCTATTGGCGTCACGGACCTCATTCGTAAATTTCCGCAACATCCGGACCTGTTTGAGCGTGTTCGTGCTTGTAGCGCGCACATTCCCTATGCGGGCATGGACGGACTTCCTATGTTGGAGAGCGATGTGTACGAGCAAATGAAAATGCGCAATAGGGAGTTGGCGTTCGGCACGTATATCGACTGGAAACTGAAAAAGATGCTATGTGGCCCCCAGACGATGCAGGACGTGATACTCGAGCTGATGAGTTGCTACCCGGACGGTAAATACTTCTACAGGACGGATGCATACGATGACCTGCCGCTGCGACTGGCGAAGTTAGACGTGTATTTCATGAACGCAGAAAAGAAGCCGCTTGCGCCTCTAGAGCAGTACGTGATTGCGTCCCGATATTTGGGCTTGAGTTCTGCCCGTTTCTACGGGCTTGTTCCAAGTTTTCAGGATATTTATAAGAGTGTGGAGCGGGTTATTGCGAAAGCGGCGACTGCTCTTGCGAAAGAGCCGTCCGTGCGAGACGAATACATCGTATCACAAATGCGGAATTTCTACACTCGGGGCTCTACGAGCGAGATAACGGCATTTGATGCGCCGTCGCATACTTATATGGGAATGCCTGAAGGGCTTGACTTATTCGTCTTGGAAAATGTGGAGAGGGGGGCGGCGATGATGCGGGCGTGTTTACAAGATACGGGGGCGACTGGGGAACTTCGGGGGGATGTGTGCTTGGAGTCGGCGAGTCTCATTATGGGTGAGGCGGATATCGTTTCGGAAAATGGGGTTCTACTGGAAATCAAGTGCGGAACGGCGACGAAGGCGACGGATATGCGAGACGTGGGGAACTGTAAACATCTGCTGCAGGTTCTGGCCTATGTCGCGTTGGCGCGGCATGGGACAATCCCTGTGAAGCTGGAGAAGGCCTGTATCGTGAATCCGTTGACGGGGGCGTGGGAGCGCTATGACTTGGCTGCGTGGACCATGGAGCAGTCGGCGGAATTCATGGCGTGTTTGGAGGAGCTGCGGGAGCGGGGGTGAGGGTCTTCCACGATTTTCCCAATTGAATTCTACTGATATTTGCAGTAGTTATATTAAACTGCTTCGCAAGTTCAACGCCCGATTTTTTATCGGGATTGAACTTAATATATCTAGCATTTTCCTCAGATAATTTACACATCCCATGCTTAGTTCCACCCGCAGTTCTATTTCTTTGTTGCCTATCTTTCATATTTTTTTCATGATCACCAATTTCAAGGTGTTCATGATTTATACATTTTGCGTTATCGCATTTATGTAATACAAACTTTTTATCTGGAATTGACCCATGCTCGATGATATATGCGATACGATGTGCGCTTGTTGATAGATTATTATAACGACATATTTGTCTTGCGGTTGGCATTTCTAGACAATTAGACTTCAATATTTCGTTATAAGGACCTGGAGAAGCTTTATTAAGAAACTGCTGTTCTCGTGTAGGTTGTTCAGAAATATCTGCCCATCTCTCACCACTATTAATTCTATATATCTGACTAATACTAATTCTATATTTTTGACTTAATGCCTTCTTTGTCATTTTATCAAAGTTTTCTCTGATAAATACAACATCTTCAACTTTAATTTTTGAACTTGTAGAATTAGCTCCTTTACTTCCACCACCTCTTGCTCTACCTCTTTGATTCATATCATTTATATTATCTTGTCTGCTACCAGATTCAAGGTGTTCTATATTTACACATAGTCCATTATCGCATTTGTGTCGGACAACCTGACCATCTGGAATTTCTCCTTTATGATGCATCCATATTGCTCTATGGGCGCTCACATTTCCGTATATTCCGTGATAATGCTTTTCAATACCAATCCACACATGGCATTTTGTTTGAAGAGTTGGATGAATAGGTCCATCGAAATTTACAGACTGGTTGAATATTTCGATGATCATCACCCGCTCTACAAAGGTCTAATATAAACCTCTGTATAGCGGTCACAATCCTCAAATTTTCGCCGCTCACACCCCCCTTCTACGCGACCCACGATTTTTACGTGTGGATCTACCACCGCCGAAACCGGGTCCGAGATTAGGTATACCCCAGTTTGGTTTATTTTTTTTGGATTTATTTGCAAAAATCGCTGCGGCAGCATTTCTTGATTCTTGCGCATTCAAATTGCGACGGGATTTTTCTTCTGCTGCCCGCAGCTGAGCAGCGAATGTGCCCCTGCTCTCTCGAGGCGGCGGCGGAGGGGGAAGTACTACCCCCTGCATCCGTTCCGCCCAACGCATCGCTGCCTCCGCGGCCTTCTCCTCCTCTCGCCTGAAATTTCTGCGTTGAAGACCTTCCATTTTTGACCGAGCACTTACGGCTTGCCTTACAGCTGCCTGCGCGTTCCTTAACTTACCCCATGCTATCATTTTATCCTCCCAAGGAATATTCGCATCCGGGCGCGGGCGTTCTGATAAATATGCCCCCTTTAATCTCCCTATTTCAGAGATTAATCGCGAAATCTCCGCGTCAACTGAACGAAAATCTTTATTTTTCTGCTCTATTTCTTCTGAAATCATCTTGGCTCCCTCTTCAGTTCGTTTAATAAAGGAGTAACGTTCATGTTTATCTTCACCAAATGAAAGTGGTGCGCTCTTTGCTCTATAAATATCACCTCCAGCAGTCAAAAGTATTTCTTTAAGTTCTTCGATTTCTTGGTGAAGTTTACTTTTATGCTTGTAGGCGGTGTCTAAAGCTTCAACTTGATTACGCGCAGCCTCTAGCCCGTATGGCGATTTTATATAATCATCCAAGCCATATGATAACTCTCTAATACCTGGGTAGGCGCCTTTAGCTCCAAGATCCGCAAGTTCTTTTATTTCAAGTGCCTCTTCTAATGTTAAGTTCCTAAATTGACGACCACCTAGTTTCTTAATTGCCTCCGCAGCTATTATATCTGCTTTAAGCATTGCACGTTTAAGTTTTTCACTCCGATAATCCATACTTTCTAATAAAAAGAACAGATAAAAATCCGCACGGGTCTAAGTGTCCCGTTCAAGAATCATCGTAAGTTTCTGCTGAATATCCTTGAGAATCCCCATAACATCTTTCATAGTAGGCTCTGCCTCCGTGAAAGATGTTATACTTGTCTGTACTTGGGGTTTCGACACTGAATCAATCTGTTTCGCTGCGGCTTTCTCTTTTGCGCGCCGCTCACGCCACCACCTCCCCAAAACTCTTTTTCCCTACGAAATATCCATCCATAATGTGGGATACCGACGGCAACTGCGCTCTCCGCTCCGTAGAAAGATCCATACGCCACTCATCATATACGTATGCACTCGAAATGTTGTTCTCATTGAGAACAGCCTTAAACACATCCACACTCATCTTAGTCGCCCCAGGATGCAGGAAATCATACCACGAAACGCCAGTAGGGCGAGGGTCGCTCGGCAGATAGATCCGCTTGAGACGCAGCATCATTGAATACGCCATGCTCGTATCGACACCCGACTCTAGACACATATCTACTACCGACTTCGGCTCCTTAGAAACGAGCTCCAGAATATTTTGAATCATCGTATTCTTAGAGTGACGCTCATAAAAGGTGCTCCAGAACTTGTCACTATCTTTAAACTCGTTGAAAAATGTCGTCATAGAAACGAGATCGCTACGATTCTCAATAGTCGTATGGAGACTCTCATTTGCAAGATACGTGCGAATAATGGACATCATAGAATTCTGAGCCTCCGTAGAAAGCTGAGAAAGGGTTTGCTGAAGGCGATGAATCAACTTCGTCTGGGTCACGAGATATACAACATCCTCGTACTTTCTGTTATGTTCCTGACTGGCGGTAGAATCTGAAGGAATATGCGCCGTATCATAGGAAGAATACTCAGCAGGCATTTTGTATACAGTTATATATTACGAATACTTTAGACCTGTGCTCATTTTAAATTGCCGTTTTATCTAAGCCCCGCACAGAAAAATTTGAACATTTTTTCACCGAAACCGAAAACCATGGGCTTTGACCTGACCATCTCAGCTTCCTTTCCCCTATGCTGGGAAACAGGCCTCATGTTTGAATACAACGACGACCTGACAAAGACCTACAATATCAACAACGTCCGAGTCCCGCAACACTTGAGACGATTTGTGAAACAGCGGGGTCGCCATTTGGCGCTCTACATCTCTAGACTCACAGACGAATACTCCACGGCCGCCTATAATTTCCTAGAAAAGTTTCCTGAGTGGTCCGAAATTGCCGATGACAATGATTACGAGGATTACAAGGACCGGTGGACCGAGGAGGATCATAATCTGTTCAAGGAGACCCTTGCGTGGCTCGTAGGACAGAAAATAGGCGCCATCGTTTCCTGGTCGTACTAGGCTTCAGCATGCTTTGTAGATGCTCTATGAACCTCAACAGCCCTGTAATACAGATATAATCCGAAGAAATTCTTTGCGAATATGTCCAATATATTAAATGTATTATTTTTATGGTGGTGGCTAAAGATTGCCGCTACACCATACAAACTCCACACAGATAAAACGAAGTAAAACAACTTCAACGAGCTTTGAGAGTTGACCGCATAATTCTTATAAATTACGTAAAATGAATAGGCAAAAAAGGCAAATCCTAAGACGATCGACGATGTCATATCAATAAGCCCCACTTCACCTAAATAGCCGAATACTAACATTAGAAAGTTGCATACAATAATTGTTATTATATTCTGCATGTTTTCCTGTAAAAAATCGCTGAATGTAAGTACTTTCTCCTCATTTTTTTCCATGTATTCCTCGTATTTAAAGTATATAATCGTTGTGAGTAACATTGTAGGTGTTGTAATAGCCCAATCAAAATACCGGATACTTGCCATTTTATGTACGTATTTCACAGCTAATGCTCTTAGAAAATAAATGTAGAAAAATAGTTCAATCAGTTGCACGAATGTTTCTAGAGCCAGAATCTTGTTTAGTATCTTATGTTTCTCTGGCAATTCTAAAAAAATACCATTAAAACTCACTAAACCGGTTATTATCTGAACAATGATGCTTAGGTTCGTTGTGAAATGAACGCCCGACATCTCCTACTTACGTATTAGAAAGACAGAACGGGCAACCTGTGAATGTAAATGTGAATCTCCGTACAAGTACGTCTTGCCCGTCACCTTGTCTTCGGGGACGTCTACCGGTATGTGCCAAAGTTAGCTACACCCGTGTGGTGTACCTAACTTAGCCCACATGCCTACATCACGGTAGTTCCGTAAAAATAGTTCCACCACCTGCTTCCAGCATCTGCGCTTCCACCTCCTCCTTGTGCTTTTCTTTCACCGCCGCAGACTCAAAGGGCGCATAGGCGACCTTGTAGGGCTGACTATTCTCAACAACGACGTAGACGGCGTTCATGCTCATTGATTCTGAGAATTCGCCACATTCAAATTTTATCGTCACCCAGTAGATGCGCTCTTACCGCTTTCCCAGACGCTTTAGCCGCGCCTATTGCAAAAAGACCCCATGCGGAAAAATGGGGTTTACACAGAAGGCATCGTGCCGTCCGTATAAGAATTGCTATCGTACTAACACAAGAAAGAGTGGGCGACGCTAATCACATGAAATATCAAAAGCAATCTGCTCGAAGCCTTCATCGACACTCTGCTCCACAGAAATCACATCGCGCGCCCACGAACCGACGATGGGAGGAGCGTCATGAAGGTCTCCCCCGCCCCGCCCGTTCCCCTCTACAGTTAAAAGAGGCAACGGATGCAACGAACTAATAGGTTGCCTCTTATCCACGTATTGCCTCTTTGTATGGTTCACAATGTAGGGATACATGGCTGCGCTTTTGTGCGGAGGATTGATTAACTTGTAATCATCGCATAGTTCGTATAGGTTCTTATCCTTACCAGGCTCTTTATCTGCATAGTCGCCTGCCCACACGATACGACTCCTGTGATAGGGTCCATCTGGACTCAAAAGACTCTCAAACGTATTGACAAAGATGCTGTCGATATAGGAGTGTTCCGTCAATTTCAGGCCCGAGTTGTAAAGTCCCGCATTCATCCATACAACAATCTTCCCTTCCGCGTCTAGAATGATAGGATAGTAATACTGACCCATGTCGGCTTATTTATAGGATTGAAGGGTTGGACTGTTCAATTTTTAAGCGCACTCTGATGCAGCCCTACTCCGCCCTTCCCGCTTCCACATGAGTCCCATCAAATACCGAGCGCCCTTTGCCCACGCCACAGGCTGGAAAATCTCCTCCCGCAGTTCCCGCACGAATTTCTCCGAGAATCCGACCCCCTTCGCCCTCTCCAAGACCTCCTTAATCTCAATCTGCTTCCCTTCCCGAGCCTCCGTGCATCCGATAAGCCACGAGACGAACGCCTTTGTGCGCCCCTCACAATCTGCTAAACAGTGTTTCTGGAACACCGTACTCGGTAAATACGTCTCTGTCTCCTTCGCAATATCAGCTGACTGCTCCTCGTCGCCTAGAGCCACGCGCAGCAGGGTCTCCAAATGCGCCTCGGACTCCAAGATATAAGACTGGAACTCCGCAAACATGGCGTCCGTGCGCTTTTTGTGCGACATCAGCGAGTTCCTATGCTTCCCTACAGAACTCGCGTGCGTTCTCAAGAGATTCGTAATGAGGTTCGTCTTGAGTTCCAAGGCTCGTACCGTATCCGACTCGGACGCCACAGGCCGTCCAAATGACTCGACGACCTGGAAGAAGGGACGTAGCGTCTGCAAATAAAATACGACATCGTCCCGTCCAAGAAGATTGCTCAAAAAAAGAATGAAGCGCCCATCCTCGAGGAATTCAATATCGATATCTCCGCCCCGCGTCTTTCCCACAATCCCCGTACGCAAACTCGTTAAGACTCCCCCACGCATATTCGGATGTAGGCGCATATCCCGCCGGAATTTCTCCACTTCTTCCGACGTAACCAGACGACCATAATTCTTCACTTCCCACAAATACTCTTGATCCGGAGTCCTCAGCATCCGAATATCGGCCGTTTGGGCGTCCTTAGACACTGTGAGCACACTACAGTCGTACGCCTTCTTCAAGAACCCCTCCACAAAGAATTCACCATAGGTGCCCTTTTCCTTAGAGGATGTGAACGTCTTCGTAATAGACGACTGGAGCGTATCCATGCGCCCCGTAACGGCGTCTAGCTGTTTCGCCAACGTCTGCTGGAGATGCGCAATTTGCTCATCCTTTGCGGAAATGACGGCCTGTAGATCCTCACGAATCTCGCGCTGGATTTGGGAGCGAAGGCCGGCCGCCGAGAGTTCCATCGCCTCCAGCCTGGCCGTCGCAGCCGCACACGCTTCCTCCGCACGCAGTTTTTCATTACGAATTCGTTTGACCTGTTGTTGCGCCTCCGCCTCCACAGACTTTACCATATCGGCTTGTGTCTCCGACATGGCCGCCGCCGTAGCCCGATCCCGCAACGTTTCATAGGCTTCTGCACCGAGTGTAAGAGCCGTGGAAACTGTCTTGGAGTCCGCCGTCAAATAGAGCGGCGGAATCACATAATCTGCTGCGACTTCTAAACGTATATGACGAGACATTTCCTTATATAGGTATGTAGGCAGAGCCTTAGATGGAGGGACTTTTGGAAAAAAGTTCCCAAAAAGGACTTTTTGGAAAAAAGTCCCCAAAAACCCAAAAAATAGCAGCCAAAGATAGGCATGTCGTTCTTAAATACCGTAGTAGACAAAGTATATGTAATCAACATGGACAAGGATAAAGACCGACTTGCAAGGTTTGATGAGCAAATGCGCCAACACAATATATCCTACACCCGAGTTCCAGGTGTCGTCGGAGTCGACCTAGGATATCACGACGCCCTGTCCGGATTCTGCAATCAGTTCTGCACGGCCGGTATGAAAGGATGTGCGCTCTCCCACCGTGCAATATGGGAAGACATGTTGAAAAACCGCTACGAGAACGTGGCCATCTTCGAAGACGATGCGATTCTGGACACAGACTTCAACGCAAAATTCCGCCAAGGCTGGGAACAACTTCCCACAGATTACGATATTTACTATCTAGGCTGTGATGTATTATGTGACAATACAAATATTTCTTCCAAAGTGCACAATAAGATTCACCAGAAGGAGCCCGAGGTCGTTGATAAGAATTTAATGGCCGTGAGCGGAAGTATGGGGACACACTGCTATGTCCTATCCGAAAAATGTGCGAAAGTCATACTGGATGCGTCTATAAACGGCCATATTGACGGAGAGTTGGGAAAATGGATATCTGAGTTCAACTTGAATGCCTACTCCATTTCGCCCGTTATCGTAAATACCTTTGAAACGGGCGACAGTAATATTTCTGAAAATTTCCCCCGACTTTTCAATACACTCATACATCCACTCCACTTGATAACCACCCGCCCTCTTGATTGGAGTCTCGGTGAAAATCAATTCCAAATTGGACCCTATTCCTTCAACGCTCTACTCATCATACTCTGCGCCCTCGTCTGTATTATCCCCTATAAATACTGCTTCGTAATTCTCGTCTGGATTCTCATAGAGGGTGTCTATGCTGCGGACGCCAAAAACACGGCAAAATACATACAAGTTCTGGGTGGGCTTATGATTATACGAAAGCTCGTCCAAACACAACTTAAATAATCTAATACTCTACATATGACCTCCTGGATAAAAGTTCCACGCAAAACAAAGTCCGAAGACGGTCCTCGGATTCGCAATTACTTCCTCAGACTGGAAAACACTAATTTTGCAGGCTCATTTACGGCCCTCTTTAATGCATACATGTTTAGCATTATAAATACTCGCGATTTATATGTGTATGATGGGACGAATGCTATATCAAGCACGTACTCATTCCTGCAAGAAACATTTGAACCTACAGAGAGTATTCACTACGTTTCTGAAATGATGCCCGGTGTTACTGTTCTCACAGGCAGCTCGGACCCCCGTTACGCAGGTTTCTTGGCGCAGGTCGCTAAAAGCATGCTGCGCTCGAATGCCGCCTCGGTTCTCCGGTGGAATCAAAAGATGCTGGAATCGATTATGGAAATTACGAAAGCCCAGGAACTCCCTTCTAAGTTTGATGTAGGTGTACACATTCGTTCCAGGAGTCGCGTGGACATGATTCGACCCCCCACAGTAGCATCCTATGTGTCCGCAATTGAGGATGCACTACGTACTCAAAAGGTCAAAGAACCAAACATTTTTGTGCTCGTATCAGAGCCCGCCGAATTTATTGAATTCCAGAATTTGGCCCCGAAATATTGGAAACTTTTTCAAATTTCTCCGGCATCGAGTACAATTCAGGGAATAAATGTAAACTCATTCAATCGCCAAAGTACCACTGTAAAACTGAACGCCTATAAGGAGCACCTCGCAGAACTCTATTGTATACAACAAAGTACAAATATTATTGGAACACTTAGCAATGATATTGGTAAATTTCTATATTTGACCGCAAAGACCCCTGAAACATTCAAGAGTCTTGATGTTCCGGTCTACTCATAGTCCATAAATAGATAACATGGACAAATATTTTGCTCTCCAATCCGTATATTTTTTTTGATTATTTCCCGAAAGGCGAATCGCCCGCTTCATAGGAATATCGAGTGCGCCCAGAATATTTCGCAGAGAGAGAACTGCATATGCAGTTTCCAAATCTTCTTCCGGAAACGACGGTTTATTCAATGTCATATTTACCCATTCATGAACTTCCCAAAACCAATGTCTTACGTAGGCGCGTATTTGATTCGTGGGCATCTTTTTCAAAGCGTCCACAGGATGTTCCCTTAAATAAATACGGAAATGCTCCTTGCATACGTCACATGGAATTATGTCTGAGGTCATTTTAAAAAAATGAGTCCAATGATGGCGCTCCTCTTCAGCGTACACTGGTGTTAGAATTTTTCCCGCCCGCTCTGCAAGGCCATGTAAAAGTTTCCAGAGGAGCGGCCCCCACTCTTCAGAACCTGGATATATTTCTAGAGGTAAGTTACACGGACACGGCATCTATTATTTTAGATATCTGAAAGAATTATTTATTACGCATATCCGACTCTTGTCGTCACTCATAGAACTTTGCAACCGCTGGATGAACTCGAAATGCACCCCTTTCTAGATCATGAATATACAGCGCATCTAAACTGCGCACCCGTGACAGGGCCACGTACGCTTGACCGTACTCAAAAGTTGCTGACCCTACATCAATGAGCGCCGAATCTAGAGATGCTCCTTGCGCTTTGTGAATTGTGAGCGCGTAAGCAAGTCGTAGAGGAATCTGTTTCCGCTTCACAGCATTATCTGTATCATCTGACACCCAAGTATGCTCTTTAATTATATGCGTCTTACCATTCAGAAATTTTACAACAGGATTGTTACACGGAGTGAAATCAACAACAACCCCTCTTGAGCCATTGACAAGACCATAAATCGGCGTCATCTGCTTATCACGCTCTTCGTATTGCTGCGCAAGAAGCATGACCTGTGCGCCGACTTTTAAACGAAGAGTCGGTTCATAGGGTGCGTCCTTATCTAGGCGCTGGACTTGATAGCCCACGTCGTCTGGACTGGTGCGGGGTGGAGCCTCCGTTGTCGCCTCAAAGACCTTCACTTCACCCGGTAGCCTATCCAAATATGACTGGTTTATAGTATTGATATCATCATTCCGAGTGAAGAGCATCGTGGGGCGAATTGCATTCCCTTTCCATTTTGCCGCCTTGCGCTCCAAAAGAATCTGATAGGACTCATCGGATAGTTCGCCCTTCCTCGCCTCGTCCAGAACCCTCTGAAAGATAGGATCCCTCTGCCGCTGAATCACCGTGAGAGCATACGTCTTTTCCACAACGGCCCTCCAAACAGGTGACTCAAACGCAAAAGTCATCTTCTCGCCCGCCCTACAGACCGGCGGAAGTTGGTAGAAATCCCCTACGAAGACGACCTGGAGTCCACCAAACGGTTTATTGTAGCACTTTCGAACACTCTTGCCGACCTCGTTCAAAAGCTCTAAAATGGCCGGCGTCATCATACTCACTTCATCTATTACTACACAGTCTGCCTTTTTCCAGTTGTTCTTTTTTCGCCCGTTCTTGTGTATTGCTGAGACAATATGCGAGAGAGGTTCGCGTCCGAGTCCGATTCCTGCCCACGAATGGAGCGTCTTTGCGTGGGCACCTATGAGAAGCCCCGCGCACCCCGTCATTGCGGTAATTGCAATGGTTTTACCGACCTTCTTGAATTCCTTATAGAGGATGTCAATGATATAGGACTTTCCGGTCCCACCTGGCCCCGTAATAAACACGGATTCACCTTTCAAAACGGCTTCTATACAGGCTTTCTGCTCTTCTGTACAAGACTCCATGGCTTCTTAAAAAATCTGGGGGTGGACTCTTGATTTTTCACACGGGAGAACCGATTACCGGAATGAACTCCAATGAATCAATTATAATATCAACGAGTTCAAAGAGGGTCATATAGGATTTTCCGAAGAGGGGAGCAATTTCGTCCGAGAAATGAATCTCTCTCTTCGGGATATCCAGGCGCTTCGCTGTTTCATATATACGTTCCAAAAGCGCATTAAACGGTATAACAGGAGGAAGCGACATTTTGTCCCAGAGTCCTAACATAACCCCCCGAAGGGGGCGCACATCCTGTTTGAAAATATCAAGATGTGCAGCGGCCACCTTTGTTTGAACGAGTCCAAAATCAGTAACAACCCCATTCACTAAAGATAGTAGGCGTGTTGCGGTTTCTTCCATTGAAACTGTATTCTCATCTTCTGAACTTGATTCCATTGTGTTATGATAGACACACAGAGGCGTATTCAATTTTGGAACGGGGATACTTATTTTAAGCCTACATCTACTGTAGGCATATTCCAAAGTTAGATACATCCTTGTGGTGTACCTAACTTTGGCACATACCGGTAAGTACTTGGCGGTATTCAGTCAAAATCCTCTAGGAACTTTGCGAGTTTTGATACAGGTGAATCAACCTCTATCCAAAGCCCCGAATGAAATGAGGACGAATCGGGCTCTATGCTAAAAATAGTTTGTGTAGGCACACAAATCATTGTTCCTGGTCGAAGAATAATATCAATATATTTTATTTCCGCAACGAGAGGCGAGTCATTTATTGTAAGTGTATGAGGGTAACGATACTTCCAATTCGCCGGTAAGAACGACTCTGATTTTGGATTGACTAATGAGATAGTATAGACCCCTTCCACCGGTAAAAAAAAGGTCATTATAGCCGTTGCGCGCTGCATACCAATACCTCCAAAAACGGGCTGAACATTATGACTATATGCTAGGCTGAAAATCCCACCCATTTCATGTATAGTATCATGAATTGTATGAGATACCCAAATCGGGAGCGCAAGTTCTTTGGACAAAGCTACAGCAGCACTCGTAGTCATAAGGGGTGTCTGTGTTTCTGAATCCCGCACTGTCAAATACTGTCGGAGAGTCATCCCGTCATCTTTGAATTTGAAGTCACTAAGACGATGCATTTTTGTCAATTGCTCTATTGTCAAACTCTGTGGAATAGGTGTGTTCCGAATGATAATGGGTTGGTGTTCAGCAGAAAGTTCCTTTAGAGATTCCTGGCTTGTATATTCCGATTGAAGAATTTCCACAGTTGTTCTACGCTGCTTATAAAAAAGTACGGAAATGACAAAAATAATACAGATGAGTGTCAATGTATAAAATATCATTTAAAAATTGCTCAGTTTTTTTTGGCCTCCAAATCACGCGGCCCTGCCCACGCCAAACTCAGAATTTCTCTACACAGAGAACCCTTTTGCTCGGCCTTATTCATCATATACTGGTCAATATTGAGAGCCTCTTCCTCTTTGAGTACAAGATGATAAACATGTACGACTTCCGCCTGTCCAATACGGACTGCACGCCCTACTGCTTGCTCCATAAGCGCACTCGTCCACCAAGGCCCGGTAAAGATGATGCGGTCGAAATGCTGAAGATTGAGGCCGACCCCGCCAGACTGGAGTTGAATCAAGAGCACGTCTGTTGTTGTGCTCGACTCGTGTGTAGCAGCAATGACCAATTTACGTTCGGAATCACCCAAAGTGCCATTATACAGGAATACGCGCCCCACAAGCATAGAGTCTTCGAGCATCTTCTTCAGGAGTTCCATCTCCGCGTGGAAATGGCAGAAGATAATCCACTTGTGCGGCTTCTCCGAGCGAGGCTCTTTTAATAGACGCAGAATCGCATCAAACTTTGTGGAAGAGCCTGACCAATCAGGTCGTTCCTGTGTGGGATTTGACGCCCGTCGCACATCAATATAGACTTGTGGATGAACGGAGAGTTGGCGAAGGCGCATGAACAGACGGAGTTTCAGAAGCGCGTTGGAACCACCTACCTCGTCATCCAGAGCCTTCCAATGTTTTACTATAATGCCTGTCATACCCTTATAAAACTCCGCCTCCTCGTCCGAGGTAAAGGGAAGGACTTCACGATGAATCTCAGGCGTCGGTGGAGCACTGACACCAGCAATGTTACGTAAACTTACCATCGAGCGCGCCATCACATATTCGTGTACAATGGGAAGGAGTTCTGCTGGGTTTTTGGAAACAGACACACCGATAAGGGTGAGCAGATTTACAATGTCCTTTGTGGAGTTGACAATGGGCGTTGCCGTTAGAAACCACTTTGATTGTGCGCGAATCGTGGACACCATAGAGGAAAGTGCAGATGTCTTGGACGCAAGTCGGTGCGCCTCATCACAGATGATGCGCGTCCACTCGACCATCGTGAGAAACTGTGGGGAGTTGCGGGCCATTTCGTAACCAATGATATAGAGTTTAGGCGTCAAGGGGCGAAAGGAACCCTGAATTTTCCACTCATCGTGAAATCGACTTTTTGTAGGTCGCAGCACACTAATATTACATCGGCGCGCAGTATCCTCCCACTGAGAAAGAACCGCAAGGGGTGCAATGAGTAGCGTAGACGTATGCTGTTCCGTCTTCAGAAGAGCCAACATCTGAATTGTTTTACCGAGGCCCATCTCGTCACAGACAATTCCACCACTTGGCGTTTTTTTCTCTTGCTCTAACAGCCATTTTACACCTTCTTGTTGATGTGGCTTATAGGTAAAACCTGGCCACAAAATAGGTAGGTTCATCGTATAGCCTAGTAGTATTTACTAGAGACGCCATAAATCTTCAATTTTTTTCGTGTCAACTGATGAATCACTATGTTAAAATAAATTTGAGGCGAACCTAGCCAGTAGGCATAATATCCCTGTTGAGAGATGTATTCAGAGCGCCGCGTCTTCCCCGCATCATTTAGACATTATAGGCCGCGCACACAAAAAGTATTCGGTGTAATATGCTCTACAGCCGAAAACAAGTTTCTTCTCGTGTGCGGTAGAATCGGTAGAAAATGGTCATTTCCAAAAGGGCATATGAAGGGAGGAGAGCAGGCTATAGAGTGTGCGCTAAGAGAACTTCACGAGGAAACTGGAATTAAACTTTCCAAAGAGACGCTTGGATACTCTACCATAAAACTCTCGCGTAATCGTGACGGTAACAACTCGGAGTACTTTCGTTGTTGTGTATCGGAGGAGATTCCTCTAAACATCATTGATAATAACGAGATTGGCGAGGGGGGGTGGTTCACTCTTTGCGAGATGCAGCGACTCAATGGGAACATTGATGTCACGAACTTCGGCATACAGAATGGCTTCCCGCCAATACGCGAGGCGCCAATACGGGCGGCGCGCATTCAATAGAGGCGCGCATATCGTTTCTTCCATTTTTTTAGCACAGAAGCACCCTATTTTGGTAACGTCTAGTAACGTCTAGTACTAAAGTTAAGTACTTGGCGGTAATACAAATTTAAATATAGAGGGTAAAACTGGCTGTATATATGATAGCATAATAGTAATCATGATAGGAATAGGCACCTTGTATAGATTCATCATGATAAAGAGGTTATAAAGTGTAAATAGTGTTATCGTTGGAAATACGATACGATGAGTCATAGCTGGAAAGACATGTTCCATGAATGGGAGTCTTGAATCAGATTCGTATTCGTATGAATGATCCAAGCACAGTTTTTCCAAATATGAAATAAGACATTCACCACCCGAAAAGAACCATGATACTATGATGGAGCATATGGTAATAAAATAGATTGTGTCGTACGTTTTAGATGTACGAAAGAACACATAAAACATGGTGAATCCAAGAAGTGTCCAATGTATAAATACACAGAACCAAAACCCTATATGGTTCATCCTATAGGTAAGTGTGAAAAGCTAACGGCATGTGGTTCTTTCAATTTTTTTAAAATTGAATGGAGAGGGTCGCCTGTATCCCCCCCACCATGTTAACCGCAAGCAGGAAGTTCCAGTTGCGCAAGCCCTCCTCCGAAATGACGACGGTGAACCCCCTCGCGACCGTAAAGAGAATCGTAGAGGAAGAGGATGACGAGTTCTCTTTCGCAGAGTCCTCTGACCTCGAGACGCAGTGCGAGCGCCTCGCAAATGACGTGTTGCTCAAGTTGGGAGCGGGCCATACCGAGTCCGTCTACCATAACGCACTCAAGGCGGCCATGCAGATTGCGCGCCTACAGTACGAAAGCGAGCGGGACCTGCCCATTTCCTACGAGGGCTTCTACGTGGGCACCGTGCGCGCCGACCTCATTGTGGAAAAGAGGCTGGTCATTGAACTCAAGGCCGCCCTGGGGAGCGGAGATGTGCTCCTTTCGGACACGGAAGCCCAGTGCCGGCGCTACATGAGCGAGACGCGTATTCCGAGTGGCCTCATCATCGTCTTCCCGAAGCGGCACGGAAAGCCCCTCCAGGTGCGCCACATCTAGGCGCGCCGAAGGCTGATTTGCCACGCGGGATAGAGTATGCCCGCGTGATTTTTCCAGCGCAACAGCATCTCATGGGTGGTACCAGGCTTGGCCGACTTGAGCACGAGGTACTTCCCCAGACGGACTCCGATGACGCCCGTGACGACCAGTTCCTCGGGGTCAATCTTGTCCGAGCAGAACTGGCCCTCGCTACAGAGCATGAACTGCTTCCCCACCTGAGACGTCTGGAAGGCCGCAGTGATGGCGGCAATGTTGGTCTTCTCCTTCACCCTCTCCAGCCAGGCTGCGATGCTATCGTCCACGATGGCCTTTTTCTGGGCCTTATACTCGGCTGTCCCGTTCTTCTCCGCGTCGTAGAGTGCCTGAAAGAGGGCCGGCGTCTTTGAGGTGCCGTGTACCTTGCGCCAGTATTCGTCCTCGCTCATCATAAGAGGCACTGCGTAGAGTTCGCAGACGCGAGGCAGGTAATTCGCAAAGAAGAAGCGAGCGTAAGACTCGCCACCGTGGAAGTCGTACTTGGCGGACGGATTGAAGAACTCGGGTAGCGAGTTGACTGATGTAGCCCCAAACTTGAACTCGCATTTAAGTATATGCTCACCCAGCCGGAGGTCAAAGTCCCAGTTATAGCGCCTGCCGGCGCGCCGAATGACACTGTGTGGGGTGATGGGGGGAAGGCCGAGTTCCGCCTTCCTGGCTGCGACCCACGTGTTCAGGTGCCCCCTCAGACCATCCCATTCTACTCCGGCTACACACAGGTCAGTATTGAGAATCGCGATGATCATGTTCTCTCTCTTCTTGTTGTTCGCATCATTGGCCTCACGGCCGCCGACGGCTGCGTTGAACAAAACGAGGTCTGCAGGATCCATTCTAATAAAGAGGGTGGCCGTTTCATTCAATTTTTCCGCCCTATCAAAAAAAATGTCTTTTTGTTTTTGTTGCTTTGCTTTGACATTTTTTCTTTGTGTTTTATTGATTTTACTTGCCCCTTTTAGTCCTTTGGCGCAGGAATAGTCATGGCATTCAGAATTGCGGCCCAGTCTGCCGGCACTACGCCGCCGCGTTGGAGCACCTTCGTCTTGGAGTTCCACTTGCCGATATAGTTGCCGTCAGAGTCAACCACATCGCCGCGACAGTTGACACCGTGCTCGGCACCCTCAATGTCCTTGGGCTCAAAGTTAGAGAGCTGCTCAAGGCTAAAGGGGCTGGGCTTGGCTGCGGTCTTCTTGTTGAAGACCAGCGCAGGCGCAGCGGCAGGAGGGTGAGGAGCGACGACCGGTGGTGGGGGAGCATCAGAATCAGACTCGCTTGCAGACGTGCCGCCGCCGCCGCCCTTCTTAGCATCGCGCTTCGCCTTTGCGGCGGCCTTCTGCTCTTCGGTCATGGGCCCGCGCTTCTTGCGCTCCTTCTTGGGGGCCTCCTCCGAGTCCGAAGCCGATGCCTTCTTGGACTGCTCAGGCTTCTCCCAAGTATGCCAGGCTGCCACAATCGTGGAGTCTGTCCACTCGGGGTAGGGTTTGATGTCTTTCAGCGATGACGCAAACTGCTTTGAGACCGTCGCCGCGCCGGTGGAGATGGAGGCTGCCTTCAGCGCGGCGTCCACCATTTGGGTAAAGACAATCCACGCGTTCGGTGCCCGCTTTTCACCGGTGACAGAGTTCTTTGCTTTCTTTGCGACGGGAAGAGTGACACCTGCGGCACCGCAGGCAATCTTCATCTTCGCCAAGTCGGTTTCCAGCTTCGCAATCGATGCGAGAATCTCAGCGGGGTTAATGTTGGACACAGGAGATGCGGACATTTGAAAGATTTGAGGGGGCTGTGTTTTTTGGGGGGGTTTAGCGTTCAATTTTTTTTTTTAGTACGAGTGCAAAAATAAATTTTGCTTTAAACCTATCAAAGGGGTCAAAGGCCTTCATAGGCGTAATGGAAATTTATTCGTATTTTAAACAAAAATTGAATGAAACTTTGGCCCAAATCAAAACAGGGGGAGCCGCATGCGCCCCCTTTGCCGCCCCTTTGCCACCCTTTGCCGCCCCTTTGCCACCCTTTGCCGCCCCTTTGCCGCCCCTCCCCCCCTCTTCCCCCTTTGCCTTTTCTTTTTTAGTTCATACTAAATAAAAAAATTGAACGGCAAAGCCGCAAAGGAGGCGCAAAGACCCGCCCCAACATGTTTCACAGTACAAACGACTTTGCGCCGCCCTCAGAATGGCATCGCGGAGCTGGTTTCGCAAAGATGCGGGAGCTCGGTGCGCAGATGGGCTATGGGCCTCGTCCACCGACTCCGCCCCCTTCTCCAGCAGTTGTATCTGCGGCACGCAAGCAGCTCGCCACCAAGGCGCCGCGCGCCCCCTTCAAAGCGAAGTTACTACCAACAGTTCTGCGCTTGAATCCCGAAAGTCTGTCTGTACCCTTTGATCTTGGCCCGCCCGTCCCACAAACTCAGATACGCGCACAGGATTTCATGAGCAAGACCCAGTTCCGCAAGCTCAGGGAGCGCGCCGGATTGCCCCTCAATGCCGACCAACACGTCTGTCACATCATCGCCGAGAGCAACGGCGGCGCCAACCACATTGACAACTATTTCGTCGCATCCAGCTCGCTCAACCAATCTCTCGGGAACAGGAATGACTCCTACCTCGCGGAGGCGGCTGGGCTGGAGCAGACCCAGAAGGCCGTGGCCGTGAGCCGCACAACGGGCTACTCGGGGCCGGGCGCCGATGAACTTATTTCAATGGCAAAAGCTGCGCGTACATAAAAAGCAAAAGAAAAGGGGGGAATGTGCAAAAGAACTAAAAAACAGCACCCCTTTTTTTGCGATTTATAAAAATTGAAGTGCACCGCGATAGGGCGACTCTCCCCCTCAATGCTCCCGCCATTCCCCGAAGTTCTCGCGCCCACGTTCATTGGTTTTGCCCTCGGCGGTGTAGGCTACATCTTCGTGCGCCTCTTCGCCCAAACGAAGAGTATGGTGTGCGAGCGCCGCATGGGCTTCTGGCGTCCACAGGACAAGAATCCCATTGAAATCTGCATCGTAGCCCCGTAAATACCGAACCATTATTAGAGCAACATTTTAAAACAGCACTTAGACCAACGAACATTTCAAAGCGGCACTTGATGACAAAAAAAATTGAATCCAGTAAAAACGAATCACTAAGCACTAACAAAACTGAGTATCCAAAATGACTGACGGATATATCTACTGCTTCTCAAACCCATCAATGCCAGCCATTCTCAAAGTCGGTATGACGGAGAGAACGCCTGAAGCAAGATTGAGTGAGGCAAATGCATCTGATACTTGGAGACCCCCTACGCCGTATAAGATTGAGTTCGCTAAGAAGGTATCTAATCCTTCCCAAAAGGAAAAGACGCTCCATACTCTTCTGGAGCAATATACTGACCGCATCCATCCTCGCCGAGAATTCTTTCGTGTTTCGCCTGAAGAAGTTCGCAAGTTCTTTGACCTGATGGATGGCGAAATGTGGTCTGAAACTCGTGTAGAGGAAGAGGAAGAGGAAGAGGAAGAGGAAGAGGAAGAGGAATCTTCTTCAGAGTCAGCACCACGAGTCAAGGCGACTGGTGCAAAAGGATGTCGTGATATGGCTAAGTGCTTTACAAACGGACAACGCATTCGCCATACAATCGGTATTAACAAAACTTGGATTGGCAAATATGATTCTTCAAAGAATGGAATCATATATGATGGAAAGACACTAACCCTCAACAAGTTTGCTGTATCTCACTTTGAATCAGAAAGACCAGATCGGGTTTCAAATGTGAATGCCTGGAAAGAGTGCGAATGCGAGGTGGATGGGAAGTGGATTTCTACATACTATCTACCTGGGTAAAGTGCCGGTTTGAAATGTTCGTTGGTCTAATATAAAAGGGTGGGTACATTTTTTGCGACTCGAAAAATTGAACGTGGTCACCAGGATGAGAGATTTCATCCTCTCTCAAATTCAAATGCCAACTATTTCTGACATTGAGTACAACGCACCCTACTCCACTGCAATTATTCTTTCGCCGCATCTTGAATGCCCCCAATACATTATGCAAATGCGTTACACATACGAAATCCTTATCCACGTGGCCGAAATATATCTCTTCATGGCTGCTACAGCTAGTTTTCCTCTTATTCTCTTTTACCTCTGCTCACTGCTCTTTTCCAAGGAAACTACGTCTGCCCTAGAGAACACAGAGAATTACTACACGGCTCAGGTTGAGCCCAATATAATTTTGGAGAGAGAGAAGCTGATTCAAGCCATTCGCCATGTCTTACTTCAAGGAAATAAGACAGCAAGGGAACTGTTCTTAGAGCTAAAAAACACCTATCCCTCTATCACTAAACAAGAGATCAACCGTTTGCTCTACCGCCTCAAGGTGAACTCCATCACGACCTACACTCAGGGCGTAAAAAAAGCGCCTGTGTGGTCACTTGTTCAACCTCTTCGCGCTACTCGGCGTTTCAAGTAAGTCGCCCGTCTGAATAGGATGGCGTCCGAACGTTCCGGAGCGCTTATGGAGGGTTCTCTATATGAGTCAATTGCGCGAGGCAATAAAGACACCTATTTTTTTAGTAAAACGCTTCAAGACGCAGTCAACCCCTTTGAAACACGCTATGAACGCCGCCCTGCATTCTTAAATGAATTGCGCCGCAACGTTCCACTGAATTCCACTGACTTTGGTCGCTCCTGTGAATTCGAGTTCGAGGTCGCCGGTGAATTGTTCCTGGAATCCACCATACTTATAGACCTACCTACCTGGCTTCCTCCGGACGTTGCAGCCAAAAACGGCGAATGGAATTACTATATAAATACGCCGAACACGAGTCGAACATACGGTTATACACGCGGAATTGCATACTTCCTTTTTTCCAATATCCAGATTTTTCAGGATAAGGTGCTCCTTTACGAAACCTCTGGCGACTCTCTATGGGCAAGTGAATTGTCACATGGCTCTCTAAATTCAGCCTGGCTCACACAGGCCCTCTCAGGCCAACTAGGCTTTGATTCTGATACAAGGGATCTCTCCCGCCAAGCAACACCTGGACGACTCCGCCTAAAAATTCCGATTCCTGGAAATTCACGTGGCCTCCCCACATGTGCAATGAAACAACAAAAATTTCGCCTAAAACTCACACTCCGAAGTCTAGAAGAATGTGTGGAATGCTCCGACGATTCGGTCGTCCATCCTGCGCCTTGGAGCGAATCGGCCTTCCAAATTGTAGACAGGACAGGTGGACCGACCACAACGTTCGCTCCACTTCCGAGAGAACTGATAGGAAAACCCATCCTGACTCTGGAGACTCGGCACGTCTATATGGACGCAGAGTCCCGTGAGGAATATGAGACACAGAAGCACGAGATACCCTATTCCCTCCTCTACGAAAACACCTATACGTTCTCGGGCGCTTTTGCCATACAAGTCGTCAAGAATATTGACGCGGAACACCCTGCTAGTCGCATGTTCTGGTACATACGTACCTGGGACAACCTATATAGGAATCGGCGCTGGGCCACATCTGATTATAGAAATCCATATTACGGCTCTGCGACCTTTTTGATTGCTGGTCGTGACCGAGAGGCTGCTGCTGGACCCATCCTGTGGAACACCCTCGTGCCGTTTGCAAAAGAAGAACGCGACCCTGGCTTCGGACTAGGAGAAATGAATTGGGATCTCGGCCCAGGAATTGGACGGGATACGCCTCACGTAGCTGTCCCTGAAGGCTCTATAAATTTCTCGACCGCCGAAAAACCGGCCTTCAGCATCTTTCTGCGATATCCAAATATTGCGTCTGTGTTCGATACAAAAACGGTGGAACTCAACCTCATTGTAAATTCGTGGGTGGTCTATAAGATAGAGGATAATAGAGGGTTCGTTGCATTTAGCAACTGAAGATACTCTCTGTTGCCATTCATGTTCTCCCTACAGAAGTTTTTGAAAAATACTCTTGCAAATCATGTGTTACTATATTTTTCTTGATGAAATATATACCGAACACCCTCTCATAGGAACGTGAACCCCGCTTATTTTTTGGAGGCGAAACCAATGTTTTAAATATATCTTTCATAACATTATTATGCACTATAAATGTACAATGTTGCGCTATAGAGAAAGGTGAGTTAATTATATTATTATATTTTATACCTGCAATATTCATATTCGCATTTTTCTAGTTGTTTTTACCTTCATCTAATCATAGGTTAAAAATATTGTGATGCTGACTACCGCCAACTACTTAGATGTTAACGCCACTAAAAGAATACTTTCATAACATAGTATGAACCCCGTAGGTGGAATTACAACACTCTTGGACCTCACGGATCGTGACCCCCAAGAGAATTACCTCTTCCCGCTCACCACAAACAGATCGTGGTTTTCTAAAGATCGCAACCGCAAAACTGTCAGTTTTATTCCTCACGTGCAAACCACTCTATTCCGTGGCCCCGCCGAATTCGGTCAACGCTTCTGTTTCGATCTCGGCTCTCTTCGTATAGGTGACCTCCTCTTTGGAGCAGCCCTACAAATCAAACTCGGACACTGGCTCGACTCCAATACGCTTTATGAGCTTGAGGCAGGTCGAATTACTTATACGAACCCTCAAGCCGATGCATGGGAATACGCAAATTCACTCGGCTCCGCCTGTATCGCTTCTGCAGAGCTTGAAATAGACGGAAAGACCCTGGAAACCATTGACGGCGACTTCATCTTTACGTTCGCCACCTTGTTTACAGACTACAATACGCAATTCGGAATTGCATACGACCATCTTGCGAAGATCCCCATACAGACGCTACGAAACTTTGCAACTGCCGGCAGTGTACGGAATTTTCCCACAGAGGATGGATACGTACATTGCCCTCTTCCCTTTTTCTTTGGTCGTGTGAAATACCAGGAGGCCCTACCGCTCATTGGGGCCAAAGAAGGGGCCGTCCGTATTTTCGTCACGCTCCGCCCCTTTTCCGAGCTTGTCCGTAGAGTTTCGGGGGCTCGGGCGTCATGCGACGAAGTCCCCTTGAATCGGCGCATCCAGTTTTCTGACAGAGTGCGCACCACCTCGGCCACCATACCTCTACTAGAGTCCGTTGCTCTTGTCACACACGGGGCTCTTCTTGACGGTGAATACCGCCAACATTTGCTCCGCAAACCGTTTGAGATGTTACACAGGGAACTACAGACCTTTACGTTTGATGAGCCCACGAAATATCAGGTGTCCAAGAATACGGCGGCGGACACTGTGACAATACAATTACCCCTAGAGGCGAATCATCCTCTAGAGGAAATAATATGGATTATTCGGCGTAAGGCGACTGGGTTAAACAATGAATGGACAAACTATACGAGTCGTGTGGAGTCCGAGTGGCCTTTAACACCCACAGAAGCCTTTTTCACGCAACCCATGCTCGTCGCGGCAAAACTCCAGGTGAACGGAATTACGATGATAGAGGCTGACGAACAGTATTTCCGACAACATATAGCCTCCAAACATAGGGGCGGCTATGCGGCCTATTCAGCCTACGTATACGGCCTTTCCTTTGCGGAAAATCCTGGGACACACCAACCTACAGGCTCTATCAATGCTTCTCGTACGAATTCTATGCGACTCACAATGGAAATCAAAAATCCAGGTGGCGTCTTGACCCAACAGGACTGGGAAATCAGGGTGTTCTGTATGGAAATCAACTGGCTCCGCTTCGCGAATGGTCTTGCGAACCCGCTGTTTGAGGATTAACGGAATGTGCCTAACTTAGCCTAGATGCCTACATCACGGTAATAGTTTCTGGGCGAATCACGCCTAGTTTATCTCCTACGACTTGCGCCAGGAGCTCTATGATTTTCACTAAAAACTGCTCTACGAGATCTGCTACGAGATCTGCTACGACTTGCTCTAGGAGCGGCTTTAGGATAATCATAGGAATATGGCTGTTCACTGTAATTTGGTGCTTTGTATTCTGGCAAAAACCATAGGGGAAGTCTCGGCTTACCGTCACTATAGCCACGTAAAGGATTGTCATAAATATAGGCTTTTACACAAATTTCCGATTCATTTATTTTTTTGAAATCCCTTATGTATTCCTCAAAGGTTATCCCTTTTTTTATTCCTAGTTCTTCACGGCTAGCTTTCTTAATCTTTTGAAAAAACTCCCCAAACCGCTCTAATATTTTAGGGTCATCCTCTATGTAAGTAAAGCTCTTTTTAAGACATGTTTGTGTATTATGTACGAGAATATTGAAATTCTCAAGACTTATCATTTTAGACTGCTCCACATTCTTAAATCCAACCGTATCCCCTTTTGCGAGAAAAAACGCGAACATCTGACAGAAGCCTTGCGTATTTACAGCTTGTAGTTTGTCATACGGATTCATTTCTTTTCCGTTCACATTCGCAATGTAGTGCGTAACTTTTCCCGGAGCATACCATATAATACGTTTTTCTGGCCCTACTACATCAGGAGTAGTATTTGAGAAAATTAATTCAATACCAAATTTTTCGCACAACATTTCATATGGAGTTACATTGGTTGTAACCTTTTTTTCAGACCCAAATGTGGCTGACATAATTTTCGCAAAAATAGACTGGAATGCCTCGTATTGAGATTCACCGTCGGTTGGGAGAACGCACAGGTCCTTATTAAATGTCTCAGGAAACGGATACCACGTTTTTACTCGCATACCTCCTACATAGTATATCGAGAATATTTTAGGCGACGGATGTAAGGTCTAGTACCGTTAGACGTTACAATCGCCATCTAAATAAACAAAGTACCATCTAAATAGTATGGTCGCAGCACTCTTGCGAGTCTTGCATAGCGGAATACAAGACTCGCGACTTCTTTCTATGAAAGCGCAGCCCAACGTGGCTCTATTCACAACTGTCATAATTAAGGCAGGTCGTTTTACGACACAATGGGTTCGTCTAGACTTTGATACAAATCCCACATTTGGAAATAAAGCCGTCATTACACTCCCTAGAAAGGGTCATCTCATTTCCCGTATGTTTCTTGTATGTACCTATCCGGATATTTTCACGGCCCAGCGCACAGCCGCAGAAACAACGGGTTTTCTTGGACCGGCCTGGACGTGGACGAATTCACTTGGCCACGCCATCGTGAATACGGCCACCATTGATATTGGAGGTGTCCGCGTAGAGCAGATTGACGGGCGACTTCTAGAAATGCTCGACGAGTTCTACACACCTCTAGAAAAGATCCCGCTGATGAACAGCCTTATCCGGCGAAACATCACGAATTTCCCCGAATTTTCTACTGCATCCGCCGCCCCCGTCGTAACTTATACCCCTCTGCCCTTCTGGTTCTCTCGCGGAGACTCTGGTATAGCCCTACCCATAGATGCTCTCGCAGTTGACCCCGTAAAACTCACTATTACATTTAATCCAGTTGCAAACCTCGTTGTCAGTACGGCCCTTTCACCAAATCCAACGACACTCGCCGGCTCCCGTTATTTCCCTATAGAGGGTGGCGCATTCTATGTAGCCGATCCAGCCGGCTCGCCAGTATACGGCCTTCCCGCGACAGCAGGCGCTACAGGCAATCCTGCCGTCGCCGTGAATGCAAGACGCATTCCGAATACGACCATGCCGAGCCCCCTTCTTCTCAAGGACACCTATATCATCGCAGAATATATATACTTGGATGGCCCCGAAGCCAACAGATTCCGCATATCGGATATAGAAGTTCCCATCACACAACACTACGCATTTGAGCCGTATGATACTTCCGCTGCTCCAATGGCATCAATTGACCTGAAAATACCGAACCCTACCAGAAACATCTTCTTTTATGCAAATCGCTACGAAGCCCCCTCGTTCAATGCGCCCTTCCTCGCCACACGGGATCTATCGGGCGCCACGACTCCAGGCCAACTCTGGTGGCCCGATGCAAATCCAATCAATATGAAATCGCCGGCGCTTCTTCAGCCCGGATTCGTATTCCGCAATTCCGAGCCACTCAAAACTATTCAACTCATGTATGAAGGGAGTCTCGTACGTTATTCCATTCTCAGTCCCTCTGTTTTTCGCTCTCTTATTCCCTCAACCGAAATGAAAAAGTCCCCCTATATCAATCGCTACATGTATTCACTCCATTTCGGACTGAATCACGGTAATTTAGACCCCTCGTATCCCTGCGGTGAAGCAAATCTCGACAAGGTCACAAGTATATCTCTTGACCTTGAGTTCAAACCGCTCGCAGGAAGTTCAGCCAAAACTAATGTCCCTCGCTACATTGTCTGGACCTGGGCAGAGACCTACAATATCTTCCGTGTGTACGCAGGCCGCGGAGGCATGATGTTCGCCTATTAATCCTGTGTGGCGACCACAGACACTAAAATACACTTTAGAGCCGAAAAAATATGCCAGACCGCATGGTGCTCCCCGAGCACAACAGAAAGTACATATAGAAGAAAGGTCGCCGTATTGAACGCAATAATAAACTCGCGTTTATTTTCGATTAGCCCAGCAGCCAAATGGAGATCGTAAATAAACCACATGACCGCGCCCAAATGATCCGCAAAAAAAAGCATAGTCCACTTCGGCTCTCCGTGAAAATGCCACGCAAACGATAGGGACGTACATACAAACACCATATAGGGGTATCTTGTATCTTGACTATTACGCCAAGGAATCATCGCCAGGTAATGCGGAAGAGTTGTCAAGGCCTCGTTAGATATGACCATCGTCTATAGAATAGATAGTGGCCAGATTTTAGACCAGATTCTGACAATCGCGCATCTAGTATCCGATATACGCAATATCCTTTATCCGCATTAAAATATTATTAAACCAGTTTATATTCGGGTTCGTAGAAAACTGGACAGAAATCATCACACGCTTTTCACCTTTATTACAAAACGCACTCGCCATATGGAAGACCTTATCCCCTTCAAATAAAATTGCTTTACCACGTTCTTCCTGAATACCCTTTTTATTTCCATCTTTATCATAATACACGTACTCTGTGCAAGTATTCGTTATAGTAACCGGAACAATTAGGGTGAAAAATCGCCCGTCAAAATAATTCACGTCATAATGCCAATTGATAAAATCGCCATCCTCTTCATAAATCAATATCGCACATGTTGTGGGGAATCTATCGGGTGTCACATATACCCTTTCGCCTATAATACTGGTAATATACCCCGCTATACTTTTATACCAGTCATATACTTTTGGTATATTTTTTTGAATGGTTGCTGTGCTTATCGTTCTTCCCGCCTTCCATCCGGGTATTACAATACGCGTTCCTTGTCCACTGGATACTTCATTCATAATTTCACGTCTCAAATCATCAGGAACAGCTAAGTTGATTATTTTCAAACCACAAAACTTTTCCACTGGAATATCTTTACATTTAGATACTAGATTATAGTTTACTGCACCTTTAAACACCATATACATAGCCAATAGGAAGCATATAACTAAAATTAAAATAAGCAAGTATATCTTATTGTACCCCGTCTTCTTTGTTCGTGCTATCCTCCTAAACAGGAACTATATTTTCTTAGTGGTATTCGTTCATAGTTTAAATACATATCGTCTGTTAGGAGTCATATAATCACTCCCGTACTCTTTCGTAAGAATACGAGCTGTATCCTCTTCACTCGGAACGTACGTGTCCACGCCCAAATAGGACACTTTCCTTAAATTGTTAAAGTCTATATCGTATACAATCCATACATTCGTCTTTATGTTATTTGCGACCAAATCACAGTGAATATCTATTTCTTCAAAGACCTTGATGTTCCTATCGTTCTCAAAATCCAATAGGTTTACTTGAATCCCATTCTTCTTTTGCGCGTCTACATCGGAAAAACGGTCATCAAAGAGTAGGTTATATTTGTAGGCACGCTTGCCGTTGTTTTTACAGTATTCAAACCATTTACCAATATCTTCCTTAGAGAATCGTAAATCCAAGTCGTCGTCGTGATAAATTGGCTTACCCCTCGCATATTCTATCAAATTTCCGTGTCCTATACAAAAGCGTATATGTAAATCATCCAATAACTGTGTCATATTTTTTAGGAGTTGTCTCTTGTATTCTTTTACATAGGTATACGTATTCGTATTAATCATAAATGCCGTATTGTGCTGAAAGACGAAGGTATATTTTGAGAGGATGAATACGTATAGCAGCACACATAGGATTACAAAGATAATAACATACATAAAATTTTTATTTCGTCGCGCCATCCTACTGTGATGTAAGAAAATATATATTTTTACCAAATAGCATAATGTCCTCACGGTTTAATACGTGCGTTCGTCCTCCGTGGCAACCGCCGAGTTACGTTTTCCAATACGTGTGGCCCGTTCTTTACGCAATATACCTTTATACCCTCTTGACACATTCAAATAATACGCGGCTGCGCGATATTCTTATCATCGGTCTTGTTCTCAACCTTTTCTGGGTTCCCGTATTCGCGAAAAATCCCACGTTTGCGCTGGCTATTCTTACTATGATGATATGGCTCGCATTAAAAACACAAGCAGCTCTCACAACAAGAGGTGCGCAGTTTTTATTCAGTCCCTATACGGCATGGCTCTTCTTTGCATGGACGCTCAATGCGTATATTGCGTGGAATTGCTCAACGCAGAAAATATTTTCTACATAGAAAGTATAAAATCATGCAGAACCTCTTTATATTATTCTATACAGCTGTACTTTTCTACTTACTCACTCCCGGTATACTATTGACAATCCCCTCGCGGAGTTCCAAGATGGTCGTTGCGGCGACCCATGCGCTTGTATTTGCGCTTGTTTTCAAATTAACCCACAGAATGGCCTGGAAGTTTTCTATGAGTTTAGAGGGATTCCAAGAGTCGGCTACTACAGCCCCAATGAGTGTAGGCAGCCTTCCTACATTTAACACCGTTGATTCAGAGAAGTTGCGGAAAATCTTCGGAGTCAAAGTATAATTACTTTTCAAAATACTATTTGCGTAAAATTCCGAAGAATTGTATTCCGTCGTGTGATTTCATTTCATTTATTGGAACGAACTCAACCGAATAACCCAATATATCCGCCAATCGCTTTAAATACGTAATATTATCTAACTGGAAAGTCTGCGCAAGTCCAAAAAACAACACGTCAAATGCGGCAGCCTTAAAAAAAGGTATGAGTCCATCACGCAACTCTTTTGGAGATTCTGTATATCCCCAAAATGATACAAATATGTTATACTTACCCGTCGGAAGATCATCCGTTGACGTGTAAAATTCCGTCGGAATTGTGGCCAAAAAGTGCCTCTGAATTGCGTGTAATTCCGGAAAATCGTAAATTGCGTACGGAATTTCTGCGCGCATCTCGTACACCACTTTTCGCAATTGTCCATATCCTCCCCCGAATTCAAATATTCCGTTGGTGGCCGTTTGGCCCACAATTTCCGTGAATTTCGTCCACAGAAATTTATGATGCAACTTGTTCCGTTCTAGAACATCCTGCGGCGCCCCCCCCTTATATCCAATTGCTGCGCACTCTGCAGAATTTGCTGGAGTGAACATCGTAAAGTGTAGAATTTGCCAATTGGGAAAAGACTCTATCGGTTGGGTCGCAAGACTTTCCCGAATTTTCAACAAGAATTTAGCATACCAATCATTGTTCACGAATGACTTCGCAATTTCCTCCGAGTGTGCATCCAAGAGTTGCTTGCCGTTCGGCTGTAGAGTCCCTCTGCGTACCGTCGCCTCGTACCAAGGCGCATCTATCAGATAAATTGTGTGCTTCGTCTTCGCAATTTCTACCGACTGTTCCATCTCATTTCCCCACGGCTCATCCTCTGCACGTATCCACTTCCGGAAATAGTCCCGCTTCCACAAACTGAATTGATGCGTCATCAAGTAGTCCGAGTTCTGCTTAAAACGATACAAGGTACCGCTCACTTGGTCCAGAGAATATAGAGGCGACCGATCCGTAATACGCAGCGCATCCATCCCATAGTGGAAAAATGTGGGGACGTACGTACTCGGATTGAAGGCCTGCGCGGCCCAGAAGTCCTCCTGCATATAATACACATAGGGCTCCGAAATCTGCTCAAAGGCAATAAGAAGACGTTTTCCCCACGGGCCGCCCCCCGTCTTAATCACAGTAACCTCATCCGAAAACACCGGTTCCTTCTCTTCCGTGACGAAATAGACCTTGCTGACCCCGCTCACATACTTCCGAAAAAAGAAATACCAGTGATTCCAGAACTGCTCATACTTATCGCACGTATGTAAGATTACAGGATATTCTGGTTTCTTTAGCAACACATCACGGAAGGCCTGGAGAAATTTAGCATTCTTCCCAATATGAATGCAGCCATCCGAAAGCGTATAGTCAAGGCATCCATCGGCGCGCGTGTAATTCTGGAACGGGGCGAAGAATATGAAACCATTATCGGCGCACGCGGCCTCTAAAAGTGTGTTCATTCGTCGAGTGTACTCCACACGCTCCTCTTTGGTCCCTGTAAAGGGAAGCGAGTGTTCGTGCCGATGTTCCACCTCATCTGTGGGCGGAGGAATCCCCACAACAATAATGGACCTGTACAATGTTATTGATGACTTGATTGTTTTAAAATAGGCCTTGACCAGTGTCTGACATACCTCTTCCTCTTGGCGTCCGGTCTCTACTTGACGCCGGATATGCGCACGACAATCCACTTCCCCATATACGAAGACAAAGGTTGCATCTTTCGAGTTGTGCACGGAATGATGTTTCGGAATTACATTGTCGCGTCCTATCTTGTGCATGGTTGTTCCATACTCAAAGAGATTTTTGTGCGGAACTGTTAGACCATTAAATAAGAGCTTTGCGTGACTATCGCCGTATATATATATACTTTCACCATTTTGTAAACGACCAAATACGATATCATAATCTTCTGGCTTTGTACGCACAGAAACGTATTCGGCTTCCTCCTTGAAGAAGGTCAAATAATGTTCAAATCCGTTCCACGAGGCCTTGATACGCTTCTCTCCGAGAACCTCGTATGTCCCCGTTCCCCACGTGGTTTCTAGACCATTCACCCCGAATGTAATAGAGCCAGAAGCCCCCCAAGAGTACGTTTTTCCAACAAATGTGAAGGCTGTCTCCTCTTTTCTAGCCAGCCCCTTTAGAAAATATGCACTCATACGCTGGAATTTGTGCGCAAAATTCCCTATAGGAAACGAAAAATGGCTGAGAACGGACGTGGCCTCGTTTATAACGACATCATTGTCTTCGTAGAGGCTCACGAATGGGTTCAGGGCGATATTATCGACCAGGTCGTCTTTAATCGCCTGATAATTCAAAAACGGCTGGTCCATACATGCGGGAGGACTTAACGCATGCTCCATAGCCTGTGTCCAAGTATTCGCAAAGAGTTTGCGCATAGAGGTTGAATTCCGGAACAGAAGTGTTCCACTATTAAAGCCGGTCTTGGAAAAATCTACCCAGTCCTTGAATAAATCGCCTCCGAAATTCCGACTTGCAATTGTTCCGGACTGAATTGCGTAGAGTTTATCCTCGCTCGGAATCTGAAATAAGGATTCCAAATCACCTTTGATGATGATGTCCGTGTCCACATACAGGATCGTTTTATAGGCATCAATTTCATCCCAATCAAATATTTTCAAACGTGCGCAGGCCGCCTGAAATACGGTCTTTAGCGGAAGAGTGTAGACTTGGATGTGGATACGGAGTTCCTTCGCAAGGGCCTCAAACTCTTTCCGGAATTCCTCCGTAGTCATGACGAGAATATCAAACGCCTTTATGGACGAATAGAGGCGCATGGACGTTAGGAGAAGACGCGCAAGCCTACAATAGTCGCGATTATGGAACACACAGAAGTAGAGGAGATTTTTCGTAGGAACATATATGCGTTCTCCAGATGATATGATTGCATCGTTGAGACGCACGGATACATATCGTTTCATAGACGGATTAAATCGGACCAAATGTGTTAAACCGTTCCAGCTTAGGTATAACATCTGCGCATTTAATATTGTATACTTACCAGGTCCCCATGAGGTATTCAAGCCAAACTCCGTTATTTCTACAAACCCATTTCCCCATGTATATTTATTATACGCAGGAAGAATCTCCGTATTTGTATCATAAAGTTTAGAATACGATGAACATAAATGGCTTAAATGTGATGCCATTCGCCTCATTTTGTGATATGTATCACCTAATGGCCAAGCAAAGTGGCATACAGAAATATCGGTTGGCAAAGAGTGGGGGGCGGGCGGTTTATCTTTATACAATGCTACGTATTTTTGAAGGAGGGTCTTATTACATTTAGAATAGGCGTGAAAGTTCAAGAAGGGTTGCTCCAAACAAAGGGGTACAACCTTTCCATCCCGTTTCGTAGTCTCTATATGGTCCAATGCGGCTTTAAATATCTTGCTAGTCGTTTCTGAGTTTTTGAATAAAATTACACCCGCATTCATTCCTTCTGTGTTTGGATCTACAGTGTCCAAATTAAACAATGTTCCTCCCCAAAATTCGTGTCCTATTCTACCCTCTGGTATAACGTATACGAGATCATCAAGCCTGTTATTTAGTATTTGTGTAATATCACCCTGTATAATGATATCTGTGTCCAAATATAGAATTGTCTCGTATGAATGTATGGATGGATAATCAAATATGCGAAGTTTAGAACTACTTGCCTCATGTGTACTATTACATTCCATAAAGTGGAATTGTATAGATAGGCCCATTTGATGTCCAAGAATTTCTATCTTACTTTTGAAGTCTTCCGATGTAAATACGAGAAAATCTATACCGTCGGTCTTTGAAAAGTAGATGAGACTTGTAAGAAGAAGTTTCAGAAGCTGGATGTAGTCCTCTTTGAAAAATACGCAAAAGTATACCAGTCGTTTTGCGGGCTTCTGACGGAACACACAGGTCTCCTTTGCGAACGGATGCGACGGATTCGTGTACATGCGATTCGTGGCCCCCTTTGTGAAAACGTCCAGCGACGCCCCCACATCCACATACATATTTGCAGGATTTCGTTTCATACAGAGAGGAATCCAGACCTTACTGAGCGGCCCCGCGGCGAAACAGATGAGTTCGCCTCGTAGTTCGCTGATGAATTCCAAGAGTCGGCTCGTTTCTGACTCGCCATCCGTGTCCCATGAATTCACGAGCGTTGCGGAAATTGCGTATTTACCCTTTATCTGGAGAGTAGTAGTTTCTGCGGAGTCACCGCTGCCCACAAGATAGAAACCTCCAGGATAATTCCGAATAAATTCCGTCCACTTGGCCCAATTTGAATTCATGAAAATATTGGCGTACGTAATTTGCGGCGGCGGAACATGGAATTTTTCTAGGAAGTTCGTGTAAATTTCGTTCGTACAATTCCAAGACTTGTTGCATGAATTACATGGAATTCCAATATACAGATTCGGATTAATCGTGCGAACACTCTCAGCAAGTTGCTCCCGAAGAACACCCCCCGCCCTCCAAGTCCAATCATCACAATTCTTCAACGTTCTATTCATCAGAATTGCGTACTCTCCGTCGCTCGGCCGAATAAGGCCAAACGGGGTCTTGGACCGAATTTTCCCGATGACCTGGTCCAGATGTTCGGCCATGGACCCTACAAGAGGTTCGTTAGGCTTAAGGACCATTTGAAATTGCGAGACCTCGTTCAACGCATACGCGTTCTGCCCCTCGGTCTCCCAGTGCTGTTTACCGATATGGGTACTGTATACGGAATCAAAAAACGCCGTCTTGTGTCCAGCAGCATTGTATTTCTCCGCGTATCCACGCTCAAAGAATCGGTGGCTCGTCGTATAATCGCCGAGGGCAAGAATGGTGGCCGTTCGGCAAATAGAGGGCTGAAGCGAGTAGTGTGGCCAGTAGCCGCTGTGGCGTCCAGGGAGGTTCGGATTCAGTTCGTGAAGAATTATGCGGTCGTCTTGCTCAAACCCCCCCGTGCGCTCGAGATCATTATAAACCACTCCATAATTCCGGTTGAATACAACCTGGTGAATGTGCTGGTTGGCGTATTTATCCAAGGCCTGAATGCCTCGCTCTACGTAAGAGCCGCGGTGAAAAAACATCCAATCATCCTCCAAATGAATCCAGTAGGTCGGCTTTACTTGGGTAAGTTTTTCCCAAATAATATTCATACTCTGTCGATGTCCACGCTCGGCTTGCCCCTTCATATGATACTCAAAAAAAGGGAATTCGCTGCGCATCACCTCTCGGTCTTCTTCCGATGAATTGTCATCCACACAGAAAAAGGCGTCGATGTGGTCTAGATCCGTCCATGTATTCAAAATAGAGTTGACGGTTTTACGAAAGAGTGTGAGGCGCTTACATGTGGTCATCGTGAGCATCACGCGCGGCGCGACCGGTTTAAGAGGGTTAAAGGAATTTGCGGCGCACAAGACCTGTGTATAGCCCTCCACGATTTTCGTGAGAATCGCATTGTGTTTTGGCTCCAAGTAGATTTTACGGGCTCGAAGGTCGTTCACATAATCGAACATTTTCCCAAGAAAGTCCACCGTCTTCGGAAAGGCGTGATAACAGAATTGCGCGTTCGTGAAAAGATTATCAATCCACCATTTCGTCGTGTCTGTGAAACGTTTCGTGAAAATGATTTCGTACATCTTGGCGGCGATCTCGTGGCGTTTCAGCCTATCGGCTACAATAATCATATAATAGGGCAAGTAGAAATCGTATTCGTCCATGTTTGCAAAGAGTCGCTCACGTCCACCCGTTTCTCCGATATACTCGGACTCAAAATAGGTCTGAATGAGTCCGTAGTAGGCCATGGCAACTTCGGGGAGGCCCTTGATGCAATAGTATTTTACGAGGCGATAAATACATTCCACGCGAGTTCGGTCATATTTGAACGACTCCACTAGATAGGCGAGACCCTCTTGCTCTTTTCCAAGAGTCGTGAGATGATTATAAAGAGAAAGGCAACTCATGTATTTTTCTTGGGCCCAACTCTCTAGTGTGAGGACAACCCTATAGAATTCGACGGCCTTTTCAAATATATTTGCCGACGCGTAACTCTGTGCGCAATAAAAAGCATAGCGACAATGAATGGGGTCCTTTTCCTCTATGGCCTTCTTATAGCCGGCTTCCAGGATACGTGCGTCGTCCTGGTATTTCAGAGGGTTCTTATTGCGTGCACCAGACCGTCCTGATACGAAATAATAGTCGCCTGTAACTTCGGTGGGACTTCCACAGGCCTCCTTACAGGCCGGATATTCATGAAGAACGCCCACATATTTCCACCCCTTTCGGCTACTGAAGAGTTGGCAACGAGAATAGCGAAATCCGCCCTTATGGCCGAATTTGAATTTATACCAGTCAGCTTCGAGGTTCGTCGGAAAAACAAAATTTCCCTCTATACTATCATCTGCATCCCAAACAAACATGTAGTCCGCTTGGCTGGTGGCGGCGGCCATATCAAACGCAATAGTACGATTGTGACCAAAATCCTTCCATTCTGTCTCGTGTATCTGACCAGGAATCTCGCGTTCTGAAAAAAACTGAAGAATATCCTCTTTCGTAGAATCGGTGGAGCCAGTGTCACAAATACTCCACGTGTCTATGGGCACATACTTTAAAAGGTGGCGCAAAGTATCTTTGATAATATGCGCCTCATTTTTTACAATCATTACAAGACATACGGACGGCATTTCTCGTTTCAGGAAATATTTTAATAGGTGAAACGAGGCGCAGCCAACCCATCACGGAGTTTTGGGCAAGTAGGGAGGAGTATCATCTTCGGTTGAAATTGGTACTATTATATTGATAAATTTCGGCTTAGAGTGTCCAGCATTCGGCTTGAAGCCCGCACCTCTGTAGGAAAAAGGAAGTAGTTTCTTCGGAGTACTATTGTTTGTCGTTTTCTGAAATATGCTCGGAATCTCTTTCATAGAATGGGGTGTTCCAAATAGACTCCCGCTTATATCTTTGAGTCCGTTCCGCCAATTTACCACTTTACCTTGTGCCTGTAGCTGTGCCTCTGTCAAGAATAAAGGAGCCGCTTCCCTTTCGGACATTCTTCTCTCCTTATAGAAAAATTGCGAGAACTTTAGCCCATAATATATAAACAAAATGACATCGGTCTTAATCGTAGAATCACCGGCGAAATGCTCCAAGATTCAGGGATTTCTTGGGTCCAGTTGGAAAGTGGTTGCAACTATGGGACACATTCGTACACTCGATGACACATTGGATGCCGTTGGGTTGGAGAGGGACTTTGAAGCAAAGTACGTTTTTATAAAAGAAAAGGCGAAAGCGATTCAACAAATTAAAGATGTTACACGTGGTGCGTCGGTCTTTCTTGCGTCAGACGATGACCGGGAGGGTGAGGCGATATCGTATTCGGTAGCAGTCCTGTTGGGTCTAGACGTCGCCACAACGCCTCGCATTGTCTTTCACGAAATCACTAAGGAGGCCATAACGAACGCCCTGAAATTTCCAAAAAGGATTGCGATGGACCGCGTCAATGCGCAACAGGCGCGGGCGATTCTGGACAAAATGGTCGGCTATACTATTTCCCCCCTTTTGTGGAAATTCGTTGGACAGGGACTTTCTGCAGGACGATGTCAGACCCCGGCTTTGCGTCTCGTCGTAGAGCGAGAGAATACGATTGCGTCATTTCAATCGGAAACCACGTGGTCCATAAAGGGGTCATGGAAGACAAAGACATCCGTAGAGTTTTCGGCGGGTCTTGTGTCAGCTCTAGAGGATGAGGAATCCGCTCTGAACTACATGGAAAACGTAAATGACGACCCAAACGGGCTCGTAAAAGCGGCCGATACGAAGCCCACCAGTACGACGGCTCCGAAACCGCTCATTACCTCGACACTTCAGCAAGAAGCATCGGCTCTTTACGGTTCTCAGCCAAAAAACACGATGCGCATTGCGCAGAAGTTGTACGAGGCTGGCCATATTACTTATATGCGCACGGACCATCCTGTGCTTTCAGAGGAAGCAGTGGTGGAAGCGAAGACCTACATTCGGGAAACATTTGGAGAGGAATACGTCATAGCTGGAGAGGCCAAGAGGACAAAAAAGGTCGTGACAACGAATGCTCAAGAGGCTCATGAAGCTATTCGCCCCACGCATATTTACACGGTGGAACTTCCTGCAAGTGAGGACTGGTCTGCGCCCGAGCGGAAGTTATATAAACTTATCTGGAATCGGACGCTTCAGAGTGTGATGCCTGCGTGCAGAGGTGAGGACCGCAATGTCTTTATTGTTTGCTTAGGTGACCCTAGCGAAATGGAATGGAAGGCCACATGGCATCGGACCACGTTTCCAGGATGGAAACGAGTAGGTCAGGCGCTTGCAAATTTGGATGAAGACGATGAGAAAGATGATACTGAAAACGCGGCATGGACACTTGGCCAAATGCTTCATACGGGCGACTGTATTCAGTGGACTGCAATGGAAGCAGCACCTAAGGAAACACGAGCGAATCCAAGATTCACGGAGGCCACACTTGTTCGGGAATTGGAGCGCTGCGGAATCGGGCGGCCGTCCACATTTGCGCCACTTGTCGACACGATTTTGGAGAAGAAATATGTGGACAAGGTCGACATGGAAGCAAAACAAGTGGCTTTTACGACATATAAGGTGGGTGCGCCCCTTTCGTGGCCGCCTGTAAAAATGAGCGAAATAAGAAGGGTTGGTGCGGAAAAGAATAAACTTGTCCCAACGGCACTCGGGCGTTCTGCGCTAGAATTCTGCATACGGGAATTTAGTGAACTCTTTGAATACGGATTTACGAAGCAGATGGAGGAGCGGCTTGACTTGATTGCTTCAGGTAAGGCCGCGTGGAAGGACCTGTGTCGCGATACATGGGCAGCCTATAGGTCCAAATATGAAGAAATGAAAACTGCGCCGGCCTCTGTTGTACAGACGGGACGCCAGAAGTTATTTGCAGGTGGAATAAAGGCGGTTCAATCCAAAAAAGGGCCACTTCTTCTTATTGAGGGGTCTACGCCTGAAGAAACTGTGTTTTATGGCTGGCCTGGTGCGTCTATCGCATTTTCCGCTATAACAGAAGAGCAGGCTGTAGAGCACGTAGCGGCATGTAAACGAGAGAGGGCACAAGAGGCACTCGGTGATTACGAGGGGGCGCCTATGGTGCGTCGAATGGGGCCCTATGGGGCTTATGTGCTGTGTGGGTCCGCTCAAGTTCCTTGGACAGACGTAGACACTGCGGACACGATTCGGGCTAAACTCAAGGCGAAACAGGAGAGTGTTCTACACATACTTGGCCCGTTTGAGTTCCGTAGAGGGCCTTACGGTATCTATATGTTCAAAAAGGATATCGTTGGAAAGGGGCGAAAATTCGTGGGTCTTCCATCAGCAGTAGACCCGAAGATACTCACACTCCAGGCGGCCACTTCACTCTACCAGGCGGGTTTACAGCAAAAAGCAAAAGCAAAGGCTTACGGCTCTGCCGCAATAAATAAAAACCGGATAAATCAATAGAGGATGTCGTCTAGAAGGGCGAGCGTTTCCAGTATAGGTGGTAAAGAAAAGGATGTGTCAGGGAATTTGGCTCCGATTCCGGGCCCGAAGAAATTTTTAAACGGTTGGACACCTGAACAGGAGCGCCTTATGGGAAAATGGGCGGACGTTGCAGGGTGCTATCGGTGGCTACACGATCGCTCAGAAAAGAAATACACAAAACTCAATATGTACATAACAATTCCCGTAATTATTTTGAGTACTCTTACAGGAACCGCAAATTTTGCGCTAGACAGTTTCATAGAGAGGGACAATTATTCAGCAAAGACCTATGCTCAGGCCACTATTGGTGGCATTAGCATTTTCGCAGGAATTCTAACAACACTTGGTAATTTTTTGCGATTTGCGCAAGGCTCAGAGGCGCATCGCGTTTCTTCTGTAGCCTGGGGCAAATTTCAGCGTCAAATCACCGTTGAAATTTCTATACATCCTAACGACCGTATGGATTGTATGGACTTTCTCCATATTTGTCGACAGGACTTGGACCGCCTAATAGAGCAATCCCCCCCAATATCCGATGACGTGATTGAGATGTTCGAAAAGGAATTCAAGGATGTTGAGAATCTCAATAGGCCCGATATATGCCATGGTCTGGAGCATACGGTTCCTTTCAATTCCACAAAACCCCGTTTGATGAAAATGGTTGCAGATGCAACAATATATTTGAAGCAGCGTAAGAAATTATTGCGGGACGATATTTTACCGGATATTTCAGATAAAATTGCGCTAAATGTGAAAACAGAGGTAGAGGTGGCCCTACAGAAAAAATGGGAAGAATTTGAGAAAAAACATCATGTCGAGCCCCCGCCAACCGAAGAATTTGACAAAAGTACACCCTTCAACTTCAGTGGAAATTGGCGACGTCTTATTGGAATCAATCAACCCGAGCAAACAGCAACAGTAACTCCACAATCGCCGGTGGCCGCGATGAACGAAGTTTCTATGAATGAAATTATAACGAGCACCTCCCCGAAAGATATTGTAATTACAATGAAAGTCACTCCAGAAGAACCTTCTGCACCGCAATTACCGTCAGCGACAGTAGTCTCACATACAGCGACGTTTGATTGAAGATGTTTGGTATCTACCGTGATGTGCTGAAGTTAAGTACCCACTACCGGCATATGTCGTTAGGGTATACCTAACTTACCGTGATGTACTTAACTTTAGTAGTAGACGTTACTTAATCCTTTTGTTCTAAGCATCAGAGTACTTGGCATTACTAAAAATTGAAGCGGTGGAGTGGGAATCTTACACCTCATGGCAGATACAGAGGATTTTCCACCTATTCTTCAGAAAGGAGAATCTTCTTACGTAAATATGCGCGAGAAGATTATCTTAATGATGATGTACCAAAAAGACATGGCATTTACACAAGGAATGCTTCTTGGATTTACTTTGGGTATTGTAACGGCGTGTGCTATTATTAAGAATCATTGAAATTCATTTAGCGTTTGAATTATAACGAGTTATTTTCTGAATTAAATTCCGCTGAATATTTCGCTCTTCGTTTTTTTCCTTCTTCCTGCCAGTTAAACCAATTCAGCGATCCTTTTTTTTTTGATTTCTTCGTGGTCGTGGTCCGACTCTGGGGGCTCTTCGACACTTTCCTACTAACAGTTTGTGTTGATCTAATCGTTTTAAATTCCCTATATAGAATTTCAGCTGCATCAATCAATTTTTGTAATCTTGTAGTATTAGTCATAGCCGTATTCAATGTTGGAATTTGTTTATTAAATTGGGCGTTGACTGCTGGATTATAGCCCTCTGCTGCAATAAGTGCCTTTCCAGCCAGGTCATACAAACGTCCAAATACTAAACCATCATTCGCCGCACGTTCATTCAAAAAATTTGCAATTTCCTGAAAAATATTCTGCAAATAAGGAGCACGCTCTTGAACAAAAAATTTCTCATCATTAAAATTTCTTTGAAGTTGTGTTTTGAAATAGATAGAATTTTTCCGTTGTGTATGCCATATCCTTCTTAGCAAATCTTTAATTTTTTCAGAATTTACTTTAAAAACATCTCCTTTAAAACCATCTCCATCAAAATGAATAGACTCATTCTTTTTTTTTTCTTGCTCACTGAAATTTAATGGAATATCATTCATTTCTAACTGCTTGATTTCTAAAACGGACGGAGGTGGTTTTTTCATTGGAGGTGGTTTTTTCTTTAAAACAGATGATTTTGTCTTTAAGAATTTTCTAGGCGCAAAGGCCAACCTCTTTTGCACCTCTTTGGCCTTTGCGCCTCCCGTTGGCGGCAGATCTAGACGTTCCATATACAACGGCGATATAGCCCCCTTTTCTTGATTACAAGTTTCATGTGCCCATTGATATACTAGTTTTATTTCATCTGAACCTCTATTGGCCTTTTTTTTATATAATGAAAGATATATTGCGGCTACAATAACAGGAAGTACGTGCTCACATTCAGCAGCCATTCCACCAATTTTCTCATGCAGAATAGGCAAACCACAAATATAGCATTTTGTACAACTTTCTAAATTATTTTTTTCAAACGAATACGGATTTACTTTACCAATTGTATTATTACACTGTGTTATTTCCGAAACACCTTGTGTTATGAATTGTCTACATGACTTTAACATACTAAGTACAAAATTAGCCTTTTCTGGAGGTAGTAATGCCTTTAATACTTCACATGTTCCATTTACTTCTTCTGTTGGATCATAATTTCCATCGTCCATCTACATTCATATAAGAATTTTAGCATAAACTACTTACCGTAATTTAGGCATATTCCAAAGTTAGGTCATACCGAGTATGTACCTAACTTTGGCACATGCCGAGCCGGTAATAATTTTAAAATATAAAATATTGCGCCATAAAGTAGAATGGGTAATGATGTATCTACACCACGCAATCCTCCCAGAACTAACAAAAGTAAAAGGCCCTCCCCTGAAGGAAACGATTTCAAAGGTGCAGGATGTATGTTTACAAATGGAACAACCTTGCTTGCCGGATATCAAAAAAAAAAGGGAAAATCTATCATAAGCGGTCTGGGAGGAAGTCGCCAAGATGAAGAAACATTCATGGAAACTGCACTCAGAGAAACAATTGAAGAACTCTTTGATATCAAAGATATTGACCCTGTTTTTCTAGAAAAATTAACAAAAATCTTGCGTCCTAGTGATGTAATCTTGATGGAAGTTGAAGACTGGGGAATATACATAACGGTTATATACAGTTATAGTGATTTAGAAAAATTACTCGACTACACACATAAAAGTGTAAAAAGAAGTTCTCTGTATAAAACATTTCCGGATACTATATGTAAACTCTTATTGAACCGAATAATCCCTACAGGCTCTCCACCAGAAATAACACACCTAACACTTGTACCGCTAGATAGCACTATTGCAAATGCAACAATTAGTCCCGATTTATTAGAGGATATTAACTATATTTATAAAAAATCTCACGTATAAATATAAATGCCTATGTCGCGTAAAATATCTGGTGGACAAACACGCAGTGTTCCCCCCCCGTGGCTTAATTACATTCGTGAAGAATATGCGAAAGTTAAAAATACAACTATAAAAAAATCCGCCTATTTAACTAATGTTGTTGCCTATTTTACAGGGGGTGGTAGTACATTTTACCCTACTTCAAATGGAACAGTTCGTTTAACATCTCTCGACGAGACTGAACTAAATAAATTAGAACTTATTTCATTAGATCCATTAAGAATTGCACTACAACAGTGTATTCAAAGTAATTTAGTTGAAGGAGCATCAACAAGCAGAAATAGAATGTCGGATATGAAAACCGCAATGGATAGATTAAAAACAGATGCACGATTTGCTAAGTCTCAACCATTTAGCTCATGGCCACAAGAAGAGCAGGCTGTGTGGAATTGTTTCCATATACCTATACCGAATTCGCATCCTGCTTTTAAAGAGTTGATGAAATTAAAGGGGGAAAATATAAGAATTAGCAGTAGCACAACGGGCACTGGTTCAAGGGGCACTAGTATGACTGATTTTACAAGATACTACAAAGCAGCACTAAATTTTACAGATTTTTTCAAAAATTATTACGGATTGACAAAGACACAGTTACAGACTTGTGAACTACCTACGTATGATAAACGGAGATTAACACTCTCAGTACTGCGTCAGAGTTTCAAAGACTCGCTTTGTACAAACAGCCCTCAAAATTCATCTGCATTAACCAATGCACTAAAGCCCTTTCTTGTCGATCCTGATGAGACACCACCAACATCCTGGCCTCTAACACCGGCTGAGAAGACGGCATATTCCACTATTCCGAGTAAACAATGCATTCCCATTTCGGAACCAATTTTATTTGCCCCTCCTGAGCAAATTTTATCTGGCGGTACTCGTAATCGAGAGTCTCTCAAAACAAGAAGAAATAGGCGCAAACGAGGTTATTATAAGCACTAAATTTAGAAAATTCCTGGCCACGGTCCACTTGGAACTTGCGCAGCAGGTATCGTCGGTTGATTAAAGACATGTAGATACAATCCATTTGTTGAAAGCGTGTTATTCAAATAGGACAGGCTAGAAATTCTTACAGTTCCCCCACTAGGAGATGCGTTATCTATTTGATGGTACATAGCGAGATTGACAGTTGGATTTATAGCAATACTTGTGGAAAGTTGATACGAACTAATATTCATGCGAACCGTATCAGTAAATACATTAGACATCGTTCTCGGATAGGAAGTAGTACTTACTTGCTGTGATGTGATATACCGAACATTACTTGTTTCCGGGTAGATTCTATCCGCTTGAATGTACGAGGTTATCTTCTTAATAGATGACATCGGGTCTATAGTATCCGAATCATGTGCCATGTGAGAAAACACGTAATTCGGGTAATACTCTAGAGAAATTTTTGTGTTGAGGTTGGACATATTGATATATTTTGCAATATGTCCTCCTTCAAATTGTATAGAACTCATATGTAGATTTGCACCGGATGTCGACATCTCGTTTCCATCAGATAATGTAAAGGGAATTGAACTCACAAATGATATATTCTGGGGAGAGCAGAATACTGTGGAAAAACTGCTCACAGATAATTTCGCATTATTACGCATTTCTCCGTCTAGAGTGGAATATCCAGCCGCGGAAAATGTACTAATTCCTACAAAAATGGACTGCTTTGTATTTACAGTAGAAAATATTATATCTCTTGCGCCGTAAAATTTTACGGTCGACTGTAAAGATACTGCGCTCATAGCATTTGAATTTGGAATTGAATCTGTATCGGATATCTGCGCTAAACTCCCACCATTCACAACCAGTGGCGGAAATTGGAGTGAGAGCATGAGCGAACTTGTTGTTGGATCCACGTAGGCTCCAAAAGTACTCGGAATAGCCATTGTGCTTACGAGCAGTGTATTATAATTTACATCAGCAGAAAAAGTGGAGGTAAGGTTATTTCCACCAAGAACCGTTTTGAAAGATGACACAGGAAAAATAGAACTTACGGAGTTCCATGTTGTCCCACCCTGTCCGTTCGCTATAAGTATATGATTTCGGGTGATATTTTCATTGTTTGTCTTTTTTACAAATAGACTTTTAATTGATAGGCGTGAAAAACTAGCTGACTGAGATGCCATTCTTATTAAAGAATAGAACTTGTTCCGTATGCTAAAGACGCAAGTGCGAAAAATAAGAGTCTATAAAACCGAAAACGCCAACAGATGTCTTCCTTCCCAGTCAAAATTGTCCTTCTTACAATGGTAAAAAACGAAGAGCGAAATATTCAGCGCCTGTTTTCTTCCGTCGGTTCCTGGATTGACGGTATTGTTCTCTGTGATACAGGCTCTACGGACGGAACGGTACAACTCGCAAAAACGCTTATAGAGGAAATGAAACTGCCCGGAAGAATATATCAGTTTCCGTGGGAGAATTTCGGAAAAAGTCGCACAAATAGTTTCCAGTGTTTTCAGGCGTGGGTAAATAAATACACGAAGTGGGATCCGACAAGGGTATTTTGTCTTCTCTTGGACGGCGATATGGTTCTTCCCAATGAAGAGGGTCTTCATGCAACACTGGGAGAGTTAAATACAAGTTACGGAGGCGTAAATCTACAGCAAAAAAACGGTGGAATCATCTATTATAATACACGTCTTCTTCGTTGCTCCGAGAAATGGCGGTGTATCGGGTCCACGCACGAGTACTGGGAGTGTGAAGCAAAGGCTGTGGAGAATATAAATAAACCGATTATTACGGACATTGGTGACGGAGGGTGTAAGGACAATAAATTCACCCGTGACGCAGCATTACTGGAAGCTGACCTAGTTACTGACCCGACAAATGTACGCACGCATTTCTATCTAGGACAGACCTATATGTCGACCGGGCAACACGAAAAGGCCATACATATTCTCGGACGCCGTATTGAATTGGGGGGCTGGGATGAAGAGCGGTATATAGCACATATATATCGGGGCGACTGTATGAAAACACTCGGGCGACCTCTGGAGTCTGTGGAAGAATGGCTGAAGGCCTGGCAACTCCGTCCGCACCGCACAGAGGCTGCGCTCAGACTCATTACACACTACCGGCAGCAACCAAATATGAATTTTGCGGCGTATATGTACATCGAAAAACTTTTGCAGTTTCAACTTGGGCAGACCGTCGAGGGCAATACTATCTGGAAGCCGCTTGTAAACAATGATATACTATTTGTGAGTCATACGGATATGCGCTTCCAGATTTGGGAAGAAATTGGCATTGTCTCCTTTTACGTGAAAAAAATAGAAGCAGCACAGTATCGTTTGGACTTGCGCATAATGTGTTCCGAAAATGATTTTCAGGAGCGCAATCGCCTTCTAGATTTGTATCAGTGGTATAAATGGCAGATACCATTCGTTCAGCGGGTTCGTCTAGAACTAACAACGGAGCATGTGCCTTGGCTTGGAGAGGGTACGTGGCGCGCGTTTAATCCGACAATTCGGAAAGAGGGTGACAGATATGTCATGAATCTTCGGCATGCAAATTACCAGACCACGGATGCAAATGTATACACTTATAGAGCGCATCACGGCTCTATTATAACTCGGAACATCGTAGCAGATTTTGGGGCCAAATTCCAAGTCTTGGAGGACCGGCGTAAACCGATAGACCTCGTGATACCGGACCAATACGTTATTAATCGGGGAACGAATATTCACGGAATAGAGGATTGTCGGTGGATGGGCGATTCATCACTCATTGGAACCACGCGACAGTTTCACGAGTCTGATATGAATCGAATGATTCGCGTAGACCTGGACTATAATTCGAGGGGGATTATACGACTGAAGCCACTGACTGCACCAATTGCTCGAGAAGATCACGACTGCCAGAAGAATTGGTTACCCTTTGTATGGAAGGGGCGTGAATGTTTCGTATACCGAATCAATCCGTTCCAGATCTATACCATGGAGGGTCAGAGAGTATTAGAGTGGAAACCGAAGAGTCCGATTACATTTGATAATTTGCGTGGGTCGGCTGCGCCGGTTCCTTGGAAGTCGGTGGCGTATCCTGGCGAGGAGTGGCTGATGGTTGCGCACTTTTCCTATTATGGAGGCGGTTCCGCGAGTGGTGGTGGGCGGAAATACTATCATCGATTCATAACGCTCGGGGCAGATTTGGTGCCGTCGCGCATTTCCAAGATATTCTGCTTGGGCGATGCGCATATCCAGTATGTGGCGGGCATGTGCGAGTCTTTGACTGCAGGGAATTACGTACTGACAATGGGTGTGAATGACTCAGAGGCGTGGGCTACGGAGGTGGCGGGGTCCGTGGTGGAGGATGCGCTGTTCCAGGAACTTTCTTAAGGATGCCGTGATGTGCATAAAATAAGTACCCCTAAAGGGTGTACTTAACTTCGGGACATCACGTTATTGCGTTTAAGAGGTATTTGAACCGATTATAAGTCGGAATTATAACGCTCACGAGATCCATTTATAGGGGAATATATTGTGTAGACGATAAAAATACGGAATAAATAGGGATGAGTACGCACGACACCGATGGAGGCGGGCCGCTACAGTGGGATTCTAATATAGACCTTTTTCTCGCGGGATGCTGCGACAATGCCAAATGTTACGAGTGGATGCACACGGAGGCCCACTCCATTTTTGAGAGTCGGGCCAAGCATTATATGATTATTATGAATTGTCTGACGGCGGTGGCGGGACTGAGTAATATTATTACAGGCGGGGCGCAGATTGGCACTTTCCAAATCGCCTGGGTTTTCGGTGGAATTTCCGTGCTGGTTTCTACGCTCAATGTCATTCAAGATAAATTAGGATATCAACAGGCAAGCGCCTTGCATAAAAAGAGTGCAAATGAATGGGCGACGATTCGGGCGAAAATCACGGAGGTTCTGACAATTCCTTATGCGGGCCGAAAGGATTGTAAGACATTTTTGCGGTACATTAAGACGGATATACAGCAGGCGACGTTGGAGGGGAATTCCAATATACCGAAAGAATTGCGTGCGGCGTGTTATAATCGGTTTAAGATGATTCCAGAATTTGAAATTCCGGAGATTTGTGGGCAGATGGAGCACACGAAGATTTTTATTCGGGAAAGCCATATAACGACCCCGCTCTTAGAGGAGCATTCGTGAATCCGCATGGACACATGCCGGTATCCTATACCGTGATCTGCATAAAATAAGTCTCCCATTTAGGGGTACTTATTTTAGACCAATGGGCATTTCAAACCGGCACTTAGGCGAAGAGATTTTTACATGTTGGTTAAATAGCCGGTTTGAAAAACCCTACAGTGTAATTAACTTTAATACTGGGCAATAGTCAAAAAAACGGAACAGGTGGGACTTTAACCCACGACCCTTACCCATAACTGACAACGCACGGCCTTCTGTGCTTCTGTCCCCAAATAATAAATAACAACTAAAGTTCTTTCAATTTTTACATTAAAAATTGAAAGAATTTATCTGTTTAACTAGGCTTTAGAATAGATAAAATGACTGCTCAGGAACAGGTGCAAATAGAAACTATCCAAATAGTCGTTAGTAAGAAACAACAAGAAAAGCCTCTAGCCATCCAAATTTTACAGATTGGCAACCAAATATCGAATCTGTTATACGGAAAATCACTTGAGCAATGCTTGGGAAAAAAGCAGAAAATCAGTTCTGTATCCTCTGACTACCATAAACACAGACATTTCTGTATTAAAATGCCGTGTAATCTTGAAGATATAAAAGGCGACAAAAAATCTATAGAAAACTATACCTATATTATAAATATGGTAAAACATGGGAAGCAAGAGAAGTTTTCTATAGATATAATCTAATAATTAAACCTCCAGCATATTACTAAGTACGTGCCCGTTTGAAATGTTCAGCGGTCTAAGCCCACATCACTACTTTAGGCGTGTAGGCTAAGTTAGGTACACCCTACCGCGATGTGCGGAAGTTAAGTACCCCCTTTGGGGGTACTTATTTTGTGCCTACATCGCTACTGTAGGCATGTAGGCTAAGTTAGGTACACCCTTTGGGTGTACCTAACTTTGGCACATGCCGT